TTTAAATAATAAAGCTGCACCTCCTTCATACTCACTTAAAACTTTAAAAGTTTTGTCTTTATATAAACAAGCAAGTAATCCATGTGAATCTACATCAATATTAATAATACTAATGTTTCTGTCTTTACATAATTGTATCCAATTTCTTAAAGTACCATTATGAGCACCTACAAAACCAGCTTCACCTTCTTGATTTTTTAATAGAAAAGGATGAGCATTTGCAGAAGTTTTTTGCCAACCTACACTTGATTTTCTTGCGTGCATTATACAAGTAAAATCTTCTTTACTTATAGTAGGAAAAGGTTTATCAACAAAAAAGTCTTTAAAATAAGAATTATTATAAACTCCATAAAATACTTCTTTATTTGAATAAATACCACAAGAATCTCCTCCTCTAGTATCATTCATAATTCCTAATATTTTTAAAGCATTTTTATCAGGTGTAACTTCTCCACAATAACCAATTAATCCACAATAAAGTGTATTAAAATTGATTTTATTATTTGCTATACCTATGGCATAACTTATTATTAATAGTAATAAATATATGAATATTATCATTTGTTTTCTTGTATTATTTTATTAAGTTCTTGAATATATTTTTCTGATGTAATCTCACCAAATGAAGGTGCAGAATTAACTTCAATAATTCTCCAATCTCCTTCTTTATTAGTTCTAACATCAAATGCTCCTAAATCTAATCCAACAGCATCTAAAGCATTTACACAATCTTCTACAATTGCATCCCAAGTATCTGGTTTTTTAAATAAAGGGTTAGTTTCCAACATCCATGCACAATTTAAATTGTTAAAAAACCATCTTTCTTCTGCATCTTGTTTTCTTAATTTTCTATTTGTATAAAAACATCCATTTTTACTAACGTGTAATCTATACTCCCTAGCTCCATTAAAATATAATTCAAATAAATATCTAGATAAATCTTTACCATTTAACCAAGTATTGAATTCTTCTATGTTATCTATTTTTGTATTAGCATTACCTCTTGATCCAAAACGTCCTTTAGCTATGATAGGAAAAAACATATCATTTAATGTTTTTTTATCATCATTTAATACTCCATTTTTTAAAAAAGTTTTAGAAGTTAAATCAAATCTATACCAAAAACAATGAGATACTTTAGCTAAATCAAAGCATTTCTTCATTTTAAGCTTATCAGAGCTATTCTTAATACCATCTACTGAATTTATTTCTAAATTATAAGGTCTAATGCCATTTAATTGAGTTATACTTCCTAAACGTAATAGAATTCTTTTACCAAATGTTCTTAATAATGGATTTCTTCTTAATATACCATGAGAAGGATGTCTTGTCCTAACATGTAATAAGGTTTTTTTCTTTATTTTTTTATCTGTAGTCCGCATAATTTCCTGTTTTGATAATTTCTACTCCTTCATCTTCATTAAAATATACAGAAGCTTCTATATCTTCTCCATCATCTAAAGTAATTTCTGTTGGAACTCTCTTATACCAAGAACCATCGTGATCTTGGGGATTATAACTTTCTAATCTATCTACCATAGGCATTTGTGCTGGTGTAACTTCATACACTTCAACTCTAATAGGTGATAGTTCTATATTAGGATGTACAAACGGAATTCCATTTGCTGACATTTGATATTTATCTTTAGTCCAACCTAATCCTATTTTAACTGACTCTCCTAAAACTCCGTTATTATTATAACCTTCTCTTAATGTTCCGTAAACTGCTACTTTCATATTTTATTTTTCTTATTATATTTATTAATAAATTGTAACACTGATTTATAAGTGTTGTTAAGTTTGTCATCTCCTTTATGTTGAGCTTCAATTATTATTGTACTTTTATTAGAAATAGTAGTACAATCTGAACTAATAGTAATTTTGTAATTTAAGCTTTCTATTTTACCTAACAATGGCATCAACCAATCCCAAGAAGTATTAAATTTTAATTTGTGTTCATTTCCTAAATTTACAAATCCATAACTAGTATGTCTTATAATACTAATAGGTAATCTATAATACACATTATCTAATGTTTTTAAAAAAAATATAGCAATTAATTTATTATTTTGTTTAATTTTATCCATTACACTTGTTCTTTTAATTCTATTGATTGTAAAACTTGCTCTGCAGAAATTATTATTCCATCATAAAACTGTTCTATGCTTAATTCTACTTGGTCGTATGCCCAAGATATTAATTCGTCACTTGCTAACCAAAAATTAGACAAACTTCTATATTCAAATCCATAAGGTGTTATTCTAAAACAACCTGGAGTACCATAGTATTCTCTTCTTAATTCATCATCATCTAATTCAAAAGATGGTACAGCTAAATTGTAATCAAATATTTTAATTACTCTTTCTAAATCATCTTCTGTCATTTTAGTTGGCATTCCAACGTGAATATGTCCTCCTGCAAATCTTGTATTAGTTTTTTTAGGATTCTTAATTACTAGATCATAAACATTAAAATATTCAGAACAACCAAATTCATAACCTCCTTCAAAATTCTTTAAATCTTCACTTGAAAATTCAGCAGAAGCTTGAAAAGAAAAATCTATGTTTTCTGGTACACTTCTTCTTATTAAATCTAATCCTTGATAAATGTTTGCAATAAAATCTTCTTTGCAATCTGAAGGAGGAATATTAAATTCAACCATTACATTATCTCTTAGTACTCCAAAGCCATTACCAAATTTCTTTGGATTATCCTTATTATGTTCTAAAAAGAATGCTGATGCTGGTACAAAATTGCCGTTGCTTGTGTTTTTAAGGAAAAATTCTGGATCTGTTCCTATAGTAAAATTGTGTTTTTTCATATTATTTCTTGTAAGTTTTAATTATTAAATTTTTAATATCTTGATTAACTCTGTTTAATGGTAATGTTTTTAAAAAATTTTCAATTTCTTCATTTGTAGCTATTTGTTGAGTTTCTTTTATAGTTAAAATTTGTTCGTCATAAGAACATCCTCCACAATTTTGTGGTGTGCAACTACGACAATATTTCTTTTTAAATGTTATTTCTGAATGATCTGCACTAAATATTCTATATGTAACCTTAAAACTTTTTACATTATCTATAGTAGAAAATTTAATGATATTTTCTGGTTTTACATCAAGTATTACATTAGGAGCAAAGTCCACAGATTCAAATAAATTTCTTCTAAACTTTTGATAAGGAGTATTTAATTTAGTTAAAAAAGCTTTATTTTTCTTTTTAACTGTACTTATATAATCTTTAAAATTAATATAATTTATAAAAGAAGTACTAAAAAGATCATAACCAGTTCTTCTAAAAAAAGAATTAGAAATAAAAAGTTTATCCCACAAATTAATAGAATCATCTAATTTAAGAAATTCTTTATAATGACAACTTCCAATGCAATAAAAAGGTATTCTAAAAATAGCCCAAATTATGTTTATTAAACAAAATGGTATAATTTCTAAATCTATTTCAACTCTTAATTTATGTTTAACTTTAAGTTTATCATTAAAATATTCTACTCCTTCTGGAAATAATTCTTTAATAATGTCTTCATAAAATTTAAGATACTTTTCTTTAAAAGTATAAGCACTTGATGTTATAATTATTTTTTTTAAATTTGGATGAATAAATTCTCTAGTTCTTCTTAATCCATCACAACACATATCATCATTTATTATTCTAATTAATGCATTATCCTTGTCGTATATTTCTGCTAATGTTTTCATGTAAAAATTTTATTAAACTTTTTTTTCCGTAAACTTGTATAAAATCTGAAGGGTCTTTTGGTAAATCTCCTGATTTATTTTGTGGTAATTCAATTGAAGTTAAATCATATTCTTCTTTTATTTTTGTAGAATAAATTTTACCAGCTTCATCATTGTCATAAAATACTATAATATGTTTAAATCTCTTTTTTAACAAATTTATAGCATTATTAGATACTAAACTACTTTCTGATTTACAAGCTACTGAACTATAACCACATTCATGTAATGTCATTACATCTTTTCTACTTTTAGTTAAAATAAGTATTTCACCTTTTTCTGGGAGTTGTTCCCAACATTCTAAAATACCTCCTACCATATTAGATCTCCATTTAAAAAACTTTGCAGCTCTAGGTCTATACAATTTAAAATCTTCTTGTTTTTCTGCATAAACATACATTGGATCATGTTGTTTATATTCATAATAAAAATCACCTCTTATCCAAGCTCTGTGACAAGCTCTTACTCTAAATTTAATTAAAGTAGGTAAAGTTATATGGTATTGAAACCAATATCTTAAATCTATTTCATTGAATTTTTGAGTTACTATTGCTATTCTTGCTTTACCTATTTCATTTTTTTTAATTTCTTGTGTCATTCTTGGTTTTTTTGATACAAAACTGTGTTTTTTAATTGTACTATAATCATCTAAAGATTTAGGTCTGTGTAAGCCTAAATTAAAATCTTTTGCTATAGTATTGCAAACATCTTTAAATGAATCCAATTCTAATGCTTTTTGTGCTACATAAAAACAATCCATATGTGTTTTTTCAGACGCCCAATCAATAAATATTAAATTTCCATTGTTATAATCAAAATAAGCTCTACCATTAGTGTCATTTCTCCAAGGATTTTTACAATTAGTGTTAAAAGAAATTTTACCTGGAAAATACCGTTCCATTATATCTTCCTGTGAGATTTTGTTCAGTATCAATGTTTTCATTTTTTATTTTTCTTTTTATAAGTTCTTTTTTATAAGCAAAATAATCTAAAAAAAGTAAACTATTTTCATAAGATAATTCTTCTTCATCATAATACATAGAGTCATCATTTTCTCCTCCCCCATATTTTAAAGTTACACCCTTTTTAGCTCTTTTTTTTATTAAATTAATTATATTATTTAAATGATTGTCACTTAAATCACATAATTTAATTAAATTTCCTTCTCTTGTTTTATGTAATTTCATATTTATAAAATAAAAAGGGGCCTATTAGACCCCTTATATTATTGTTTACTTAAAAAGGTAAATCATCAGATTCACCAGAATCTAACATACTAGGCTCTTTTGGAGCTTCATATTTACCATATTCTACAGTAGAATGTACATTTCTCCAATTTTCCACAAGTCTTTCAAATCGCTTCATATTGTCTAAATTAGCATGACCAAAGTTTCTAGGTGAAACTTCCATATACTTACCATTCTTTACTCCTAGAACACCTTTTACTTCTCTGTCGCTAAAGTGCTCTATTGCACCTTTAAGAGAACTTACATCTCCATTACAAAGCTCTTCAAAAGGTAATACTAGTTCACCATCTCTTAGGTCAGGATTCAACCAACCAATCATAAAAGAATAAATATCTGCTTCACCCTTACGAGCAATTCTAACATCTTTTCTATCATACCAGTCTGGTAATGAATCCACATCTGGTCCCCATGTAGTTTGGCCTAAGCCATTAATATACATAAATTTGCCACCATCTTTATCAGTTTTAACTTCTTCATCTTTTAACCAAAATGAAGTTTTTGTATTAACATCGTCATTAGATAGTCTTATGTCTATTCTATTTTCATATGTTAATTCATTTTCTAAAGTCATACCTAATATTTCAGATAACTCCTCTTTTGTAGGATTAACTGCATCTATCTTAAAATTACTTACACCTGTGTATAAGCCTCCTTTTTCATTTTTTGTTTTTATATTTTCCCAATTCATAATTCTATCTCTTCTATATTACTTTTTTTCTTCAACAATTTCAATAATTTCTCCTTCTTCATTACGGTTTACCTCAGTAGAACCTTCAACCATATGGTCAAATAATTCTTCTGTGGTATAAAGACCCAATAAAAGATCTGCACCAATTCTGTTAGCTCCTGCTGATAAGCAACGAGCCCATAACATAAATTTCACTTTTGTTAACGTAAAGGCTCTTTATCCTCTACTTCTATATGTTTCCATATAGGTCAGACTATATCATAATAAATTTGTTTGACGTTTTCCTTTAAGAATTTTTGATATGGTAGCTGGATTAACATCAAAGATTTTAGCAATCTCATAATTTTTAAATCCTTCTTTTTTCATATTAAAAACTTTACATAAATCTTCTACTTTAATTTTAATATTGTGATGATTATTACCTCTGCACATATTAGTTAAACCCATTTTATGAGCATGTAAAATATTTTCTTTATGTGTACACCATTCTAAATTATCTAACACATTATTAATTTTATTACCATCTTTATGATTTACAACTGGTAAATCTAATGGATTTTTTAAAAATGTTTGAGCTACTAATCTATGTAGCTTTTTTGTAGACACTTTATTATTTAGTCTTAACTGTATGTCAATGTATCCATGATTAGGGTTTGTACATGTAGATTTAAATATATCTTTTGGTACCCCTTTTCTTTTTAAACTTTTGACACGTCCTAAGTTGCTAATTTCATAGCAACCTTCATACCCCTTTAATTTTTTAAATTTTTCCATACTACAAAGGTACGGCAATTAAATGATATAAACAAATTTATTTTGGATTTTCGTGGGTATATTATATTCTGCGGACTGCAGTTTCAATACCTAGTCGTTGAACCTTGAAAGAACTTTTAGCTCTAACCTTGGCTGCTGATTGGCTTATAAAATATAAAAAGAAAGTGTACTCACACTACCATTTGATTAATTAGGTATTGACCCTCTGCGGTGGAATCTAACACACCAATGCTTTCTTTTTAATATTTTACTTAGCTTTCCAGACAATTTATCCAATTTATCCTGCCCAAATTTTAGGCATTTTCTTCCAATTGTCTTTTCCAGTTAGTCCCATGCCTTCTGCATCTTTCCAACTGAATGTGGTAAATTCTTCCATATCTCCACGAACAAAACGAATTTTTGTTCTAATGTCAATAGGCTTTTTTGTAGAGTCTTTGTATTCAGATACAGTTCCGTCTTCATAAACGTATACTCCATCTTCTACAGTTTGAAATTGTATTCCTCCCTTTCGTAACAGTGCTCCTGTTGCTTTAGCTGATAAACTAAGTTTACCTTGTATTGGAATTATATAGTGAAAGCTTTGCATTGTTGCAAAACCTAACTCTTCTCCCATTTGCTTAATTGCAAACGCATCTGATACTGTCTTAACGTGTGTTGGTAATTTTTTTGAATCAATAAGTTTCTGCAAAAAAACTTCAACTTCGCTATTCTCCTCTTTAGTAATTATTTCCTTCTTCATCTAATCCTTCTCCTCTATATTACTGGGTGAGTCTAATTCTTTAAAAGTGTTTGTTTCACCATCAAAGTATAGACCCTTTTTTAAGTTTGGACGACCTAATCTGTTTTTTAATATTTTTAAACATCTATAGTTGTCCTTTAATTTTACTATGTCATGTCCTAAGTGTTTTCTTATTTCATAACGATCAGGGGCAAACAAACCTAACACTACTAAAGCGTCACGTTGTGTTAATTTGTTATCTGCTAGACCATCTAAACTTGGTTCTAACTTAGATTCAATACTTTGTCCTTGATTAGTAAACTGCATTTTTTCTTTATCTGCAGATTGCTGCTGTACATTTACTACAGCGTATTTAAAATGTTTAGTAATTTGTTTTCTAGAGTAATCTGCTGACCACTTAGTTATAGTTTGATGTTTATTCATCATTTGACCTGTTACTCCATCTTTTTCTTCTTGAAGAAGACTAATATGATCTGTAATTACTATTACAAATTCATTTAAATCATTAGGTGTATAATGAGAATATATCTTTTCATCTTTTCCTTGTATATTTAAAGTTTTGTAATGATGAGTTCCATTCTTTTCAGAATAGTCTCTTACATATTTATAAATACCTGTTGGATTAGATATACTATCTTCCACTACTAAATATTTTTCTAGATCTTGAAAGTATTCTCTACATTCATATATTTTATTTAATACATCTTGACTAATAACTTTATTAGTATAGGTTTGTAAATCTAAAACACTGTATGAAAGATTATGTTTTACTTTCAATCTATTTGATATTAAACCTAAAGTAAATTCTTCTTTAGATTCCTCTAAAGCAAAATAAAGTATTTTAAGTTTTAAATTTTTATCGCTATATTTTTTTATATATTTATAAGGTTCTAATACAAATAATGATTTGGTTAATTGTGTTTTACCAACACCACTACTTGCAGTAACTATATAATAAACTCCTTTAATTATTCCTGGTATATGTTTGTTTAAAGTTGGAAAATTCTCAAATGGAATAGTATTAACTAAACCTTTTTTAAAATTATCCCAATTACTTTTTATTTTTTCAAAAGTATTATCAAACATTACATTCCTACTTCAAAGTCGTCTAATGTATCTTCATTATTCTCTAAAATGTTTTCACATTCACTAGCTAATGTTGACATATTATTCTTATAAATAAAATAATGTGCGGTTTGTATAAAAGCATACTGTGATCTTGCTTTATTTTCTACATAGTTTTTAGTTGCTTTTATTATTAAATCAGTTTCATATTCTGGGTATTCTATTATAAATTTTCTCATCTTTTTAAGACAAGATTGCTTATCACCTCGAACTGGCATTCCACCAGATCTTATTCCTTTAGGGAATATCTCCCTATAATCATTTATCCACTCTAAAACGTTATCTTGTTTTTTCGGTGCTTGTTTTATTTTTTGTAATGCTTGGTTTGTAAAATTTAATTCTGTTTCGTTGTGAATAAATCCTCTGTTTACTAATTGTTTCATAATCCCTATGGATTGTAACAATTTTATTGTATCATCAGTTTTATTCAATTTATTTTTATTTATTTATTTATTAAAATGGTATATTAGGATTCAATCCTTTTAAATCATCTATACTAATAATTGATGCTTTATTAGAAACTTTATTTAATTATTCTTTTAAAGGTTCTACTGGAAAACTATTACTATGTGAATTTGGTTGCACTGCATAATCAGTACTATCCATTTTTCCATTAAAACTATTATTCATTGGCCTGTCTTCTGGTTTTGGCATATTGTTATAAAGATTAGCAGCTTGTTGTCGAAATTGTCTATTTAATTTTTCATGTTCATTAATATACCCAGCCCAATTTCTTGAATGCTTTCTTCCTGCTCTTGCTGAACCAACAGCAGTTCTAGGCATTTCAGAAAAATCAGGTTCTTCATAAGGAAGTTTAACAAGATTTTCTTCTGATTCTACTTCTTCATCTTCAATTGAAGGTATTGGTTTAGGAAAACATTCATCTATTGCTTCATTCGCTTGATCTTGTTTAATTGTGTCAAGTAAATGAGGTATTTTAACTTTTTCAGCTTCAGAAACTTTATCTTTAGAAGTAGATCTTTTATTTATAATATTATCTAATGAAAAATCATCTTTTATATTACTTACAGGTAATTCTTCTCTTCCATAATAATTTGGATTTTCAAAGTATACTCTTTTTAGTTTAATACCTGCTAATTTTTCTAATACTTCTAAATCATATCCTTTAAAATCTCCTAAGCTAGAACTTAAATTACTATCCTTATACATCATACTAACCCAACCATGTAATTTATATTTACAATGGAAAAAAGCTATTTGACTTATTTCTGGACAAGTTACAAATCTTAAACAATTAGGTTCATTACATAAAGTTAATAATGCTAAAGCTAATTCTGAATCTGTTACATTTTCAAAATAATTATTAACTAAAGATTTTATGTCATTAAAACTTCTATTTTTATTAGCTCCACACTGTAAACCATCATTTTCTACTTTATAAGTTTCTGGAGTTTGTTTAAAAAAATAATCTTCTAAAAATGCGTACACGTTACTTGTGTTTAATTCTTCGTTACAGTATAATTTCATAATTGTTCAATATTAGATTCTCTTAATTTTGCATAATCAAGTACAAATAACTTTATTGTATTTCCTGAATTTGGATTAATTGCTTCTGTTTGATTTAATGAAAAATTATTCATTAATTCAACGAAATAATCTGTATAAGAATAATTATTAATATTCATACTTACTAATAATATGTTTTTTCGGTCAGAATCAGCCATTTCTTTAAAAATATAATGCAATATTTGCTTTTTATAATTAAAATGTGAATTATCTATTTTTGCTATTATAAAATTTATTCCATTAGTTTCTGAAATACCACAACTCATAACAGATTCATAATAATTTAAAGTTCGTGTTTCACCATTTATGCTTACATAACATTCATCCTCATTCATACTTAAATCTACAGATATTTCTTCAAGTTCTTCTTCTAAAGTTAAAGGTGCTTCAACTACAGGTTCTTCTCTTTTTACATTAAATAATTTTTTAGAATATTGTACTTTTGCTCCAGTATCATTTCTTAAAATATATTTAGTTTCATTTTCTTCAATTGATTCATATTCTTTATCAATAGTCAATTTAAAGTTTTTTACTTCTTTACAGATAATTTTTATCATTATTTTTTTGTTTTTAATTTTGTTAGCATTTCTATGCTAGTTTTTGAACTTTTTTCTAAAGATTTTTTTGTTAAAACCATCATACTTAAACAATTGTCTTTTTCAACTGAATCAAGAGCATCAGGACTGCTGTTTATATATTTTCCTGGAAGTCTACAATAATCTATAAAATCTAAACTTAATAATGTATTATAATTAGGTTTACTTGCATTTTGAAAAATTATAATCATACCATGCTGAAACATAGAAAAAAATAATTCTTTTAATGTTACATTTGATATTAAATTTTTATTTGCATAAAGATTGTTAATTATTAAACTACTACAACTACTAAAAGGAGCTATACTAAAACTAAATAAAGGTTCTCCTTTATTATTATAAACAGCGTATTGGTTTTCACTTTGATTATAATAATAAATTTTTTCGTCAATTTCTCGTGTTATTCTATATGTTCCAAACATTTTTTTAAATCATTAAGTTGTTAATATTCTTCCAAGAATAATTACCATTACCTGTTGCTGTCCAACTTTCATTTTGAATGTAATGAGTTATTAATAAATTTTCACCTCTAGGTTTTTGCTTTATAAAAACTATTTTATCTTGAGCATGACACCATATGGGAAATATATTATCACTTTTATGTAAAGTTTTTAACATATTTGCAACATTTTTTTTAGTATATTTAGGGTAATAAGTTTTAATTATAGCATATAAATCTTGAAAGGTTCTTCTTGCTACTTTACACTGTGTCACAGAACATTCTTCATCGTGAAAAGTTTCTACAAATTTACCTGGAATACTATTTCTAGTAGCTGTGAATCCTAATCTAAGAAATTCAGTAGCATACATTTGTTTTTCTATTTTACAGTATATTTTATCCATTATTTATTTAAGTGTGCGTATTAATGTTTCTAAATTTTCAACAATATCTTCGTGACGTCTAAAAGTTATTAAATCATATAATTGTTTAATACTTACTGTAGGTTTATTAATTTTAATCCAACAATTTAATGCTTCTACTTTTTTAAATTTAATATTTTCAGGATTAGGTATATGATTTTTATTGGATCTTACATTTAATGTTTTAGTAAAATCAATAAGATTAGTGTAATGAAAAATATCTCCATCAAATATATCATAACCATCTTGTGTTACTAATATTGGTTGTGTGATATTTTCTACTAAATTTAAACTTAAACTACCAAAAGAGTTACAAACTCTTATTTGTATTTCATTAGATTTATCTTCTATAAAAAAACCTTGAATAACATAATTTACATCATTACATGATTTTATATCATCACCTGTAGTAAATATTTGACCATCAGACAATCTTTTAACTGAATGAATTGTATTATAATTTTCAGAAGGTATAAATACATGAGTTACAGAAGTTGTACACCCCCATTTTTTACCATCACTTTTAGAATCATATTTATGAAATACATTATTATTATTTCTTGTTGGACAATAATAAGCTAATATTTCATAATCTTTTTCAATTATTTCTTCCCAAAATTCTGAATATTTATTAGGAGTTTGAATTAGTAATCTATTATAAAAATACATATTAGTACCTTTATGATTTTCTATAATAGTATTAATTGGAGGACTTCCAGGATATTTTTTTATTAATTTATATTTTTTCATAATTTACTTTTTACTATATCTTTAAGACCTTTTTTAAAAGCTATAGAATTATTTTTACCACCCATATTAAATACATCATTTAAAGATAAACAAGGTTTATTCATTAATATATAATTTTCAGCTTTTTCTTTAGTTGAAAAATATTTTCTACTATTTTTACCAGTCATTGAAGTACATTTTAAAAACGTAATTCTAAAAATTTTTGTATTATTAATAAGTTCAAAAACTTCTTGTTTTTCAAATACATCAACACCATCTTCTGTTGTAAATAAAGGTTTTTCAATTATTTCTTCCCAAAATTCTTGATTATTTGAGCTATTAATTCTTACACCTCGATAATATGCTTGATTTTTAAACATACTATGATTACTAGCTTCAACAATGTATCCTAATTTAGGACTACCAGGGTATGCTTTTATTAATTTATATTTTTTCATTTTCTTGTTTATTTAGCTAACCACCAATCATCTTTTACATTGGCATCAGCTTTCATAGTTAAATCTTTACTTTTTAAAAAATAATCTCCTCCTTTTTTCATACAATCTTCTAATATAGTTTTGTATTTATTGGATAAAGATTTTTCACACTCTAAAACAAATTCATCATGAGGTATAATACATATTAATACTCTCCCTAAATGATTATTTTTCTTAATTTCGTTAAATAACATAGCTGCAGCAGTTTTTGTTTGATGAGCTGCAGTTGTTTGAGAAGGATTATTGAGACATAATCTCATATAATCTCCTTTTAACTTAGCAAATTCAGAAACTACAGGTTTCATGTCTCTATATTTTCTATAAGCTAATACATTACCTATTTTATAATCATCTCCTTCTTCTATAGATCTAATATGTTCTTCTTTACCAGCATTATATTGTTCCCAATCTAAATCAGTATACATTTCATTTTCAAATCTTAAAGCTTTAAATCTTTTATAAGAAGATAAATGAAGTCTAAAACCTCCTGCAGAAGTTATGTAACCAACTCTTATTGCTTCAGCATATGTTTCATCACCTTTTTTGTATATACCTGCGTGAAGTTCTTTAAAAAGCTTTTCAAGTTTTTCAGCTTCTTCTAAAGGTATACCTTGATTTACATGTATAGTGTAAGCTGAACCTCCATAAGCAAATGCAAATCTAGGAGCTTTACTATATTTTCTTTCCTTACTAAATTTTTCCATGATAATATTGTCAGGTAAATCTTTTAATTCAGGAAAAATCATTCTAGCAAAAGCACAATGTAAATCTAAATCTTTCCATATAGATTCTAACATAGCATTATCTCTGGTAAGATCTGCTGTAACAACATTTTCTTGACCAGCATAATCAGCACATATAATATCATAACCTTCTTTGGCTTTAATACATGCTCTCATTTCTTCAGTTGCAGGTAAAGTAAGACTACTAAAAGTTTTACTTCTAGTTGATATTCTAGCAGTATCTAACATTTGATTATAAGAACTATAACCTCTTCCATCAATTAATTGATCTAATAAATTTTGACCATAAGAATTAACTTGTTGTTTAGCATCTTGATAATCTTTCCAAATTGTTAGAAATTCATGTTTAGATTTATTAATAACATCTTTGTTAATAGATTTTTTATTATCTTTATCTAATACATTAATTCCCATTTCTTCAAAAACTGGAACCATTTGTATTGGAGATGATAATGAAACTCCTAATTTAACAATATTAAAAATATTATGTTGTTGAACATGAAATTTACTAGACAAATTATCTAAAATGTAATTCTTTACTATTTGTTCAGATTTTTTTAATTTTTTTAAATCTATTTTAATTTTAACTTTTAATCTATCTGCATCTATTGGTGCCCCACATTGTTCAACATAAGTTATAGCTAATACATAGTTTTTATGAACATTATAAGTTACACTCATACCTTTAGCATCAATTATTTTATTTTGAACAGTATGCAATTCAATTAACTTATCTACATCATTAAAACAATATTGTATTGATTCTTTAGTAGATAATTTAATTACATTAATAGTTTTTTGGTCTTGCTTATCATATTTAATATGCAATACTCTTTCCATTACAGATCCAAAATCATTTCCTTGGATAAAAGAAGGAATTCCGTTAGTTAATAATTTACTTTGTAAAAAAGTATCACCAACTTTATCAGGATAATAACCATACTTATAACAAAAACCTAAATCAAAATTAGCATTATGATATATTTGTTCTCTATTTTTTAAATACGGTATAACATCAGAAAAAGTATAAGCATTTTCAGATGTATAAAAATCTATAATGTAATTATCTTCTCCTGTTCCTATTTGAATGCAAAACATATCTTCTGTTTTCCAATCTAATCCTGTAGTTTCACTATCTACAGCTATTGTAGATTTTAAATTTAAATCTTCTAATGCACAGTAATTATAATCCCCAATCTTTTTAAAAAATTGAGGATTTTTAGTTACTATATAGTTCATTAAATAAGACTATTAACCAGATTATTTACTTCTAAAGCAAATTCACTGTTAGGAACCATTTCAGGATGACCTTGTATTGCTAATATTTTAGTTTTATTATAAAATACTATTTCAGGATCTACAGGAGGTTTTTCCATACCTGCTGGAACTCCTTCTGCATAAGTACTACCTGTTATTTTACAATAAGCTTTAATTTCATAATCTTTTTCATTAAGATTAAAAGGATATTGCATTTGATGATGGGTACTAGTTACTTCATAATCTTTACCTTCTGGTGTAGAAACTTTGTGCATATAAGGATGATTCATATGTTGTACAAGTTTTCCACCTGACAACACACATCCCAATTGAGACCCTCTACATATACCCATAGTTAAAACATCAGGATTTTCTTGTTTTATTTTATTCCAAGAATTTATTTCACTAGCATCTCTTACAGGATTGTTTCCTGTATGTGGATGAGAATCTTCTTCATAAAGTTCAGGACTTACATCCTCTCCTCCTGTTAAAATTATAAGATCTGCTGATTTTGAATCATTAGTTAGTTCAAAATCTTTTAAAAATTCAGCATAATTTACTGCATTTCCTATTACATATACTTTTTTCATATTGCTTTTGGTTTAAATTTAGATTCTTTTCTTGCAAAATAACCTGTCACACTATCTTTATCTTTACTAAAAAATTCTTTAGAAGTTTGAATTACTATTCCTTTTGATTTATTATTGAGGCTATCTATACCATGTCCTGAAGAATAATAGATTTTATCTTTATTATTATTGAATGCTTCTGAAAATTTAATCATAGTTTCTATTCTACGATTATCATTTACAAATTCTTTAATAAAAGAAACAGAATAACAATCTCCATGGCTTTCCCATAAAAATCTAATTATTGTTAGAATTGCAAGAGTTTTTTTTTTAGAATTTAAAGTACCTTTAGGTAATAAAGAACTACCCATAATTAAATAATATTTCTTTTTTTCTTTTTTGTATTCTAAATCTTTAAAAATTAATTTCATTTTTCTTAAATATTCTAAGAATTCTTTTCTTGTAATATCAGAATGTTTGTGTAATTCAATTTTTAAATAGTTTGAGTTTAAATTTAAAAATGAAAAACAAGACTCTGCACCATATTTTGGTGCATTTTTATGAGTCTTGTAATATATTTTATTGTTAAAACTTCTATTAGAAAAAACTTTATTTTTAGTTATCTTCATTTTTATTAGTCATATTGTTTCCAGTTGTGTTTGTTCATAAATCTTTTTTCTATTGGTTTCCAAGTATTTTCTGGTCTCCAACTTCCTCTACCGTAAGCAAATCTAGCTTTATACCAACTGCCATATTTTACATATTTTAAATGTAAATAATATATGCTAGCGTGCAAACAGTTTTCTCTAGTTGTATCACTTAAATTAAGTTTTTTAAACATACTTTTACGAGTTGGTTCCCATATTTGCATATCACCATAACTAAATGCACCACAATCCCATACTTTTTGAGTATATTCTAAGTTATTAGGGTTAGGCCATCCAGATTCGTTTAATCCTATTTGATATACTACGGCATTACATACATTGTATTTTGCACAGTATTTGTCAATTAAATTAAATATGTTTTCTTTTTCTTCTATGTAAGTATCTTCTTCACATAGGATTTCTATAACTACAGGTTTTTCCACAACCTTTGTAGGTGTTATACAAAATCCACTAATTGTTATTAGTGTTAGTATAGCTATTACTTTAAAATTAATTATATTCATAATATTAAATAATAGCAGTCAATATAAGAATCGAACTTATTACTCAGGATTTGGGTGAACTTAATCACTTAAAGTCTAGAACTCTACCAATGAGTTTAATTGACCAAAATAAAGGGGAAATTAATCCCCTATATTATAATTTATAAAAATGTTTAATCACAGTATGCTTGTGCAAATGCAGAAAACTCTCTTCCAGGATTTTTAGGGTTTATATTTATCTGCATAGATTCATTTTCTCTATTATCCCTATTTTCTAAATGAGTCACAGCTCTACCTGTTACAATCATTCTTGCTTTTTCTTTTTTAAAGACATCATTTTTATGACATTGTGCAAGACCAATAGTCATTTTAGTATTATCTTTAGGGTTAACTATTCCTCCTAAAGTTATTTGATTTTTACCTCTTTTACCATAAAAGAAATACACTTTTTCTTGATTTACTACTTGTTCTTTTTTTCTCATTATCTAAATTTGTTATAAACGTGAATTAAACTTACTTGAACTTTTTTGTAAAAAATTTTAAATCCATTTTTAGTTATTTTTTTAACTTTTATGAATTTATTAACCATTAAATAGGTTTTTTTTCTACCTCTAGTCATTTTTCTGTTTCCAGAATTAGGCATCTTAGCTTGACCCATCATTGATTTTCTTGTGGCTCTGTTAGGAATTCCAGTTGAAAATACTTTTAAATTTCCATTTTCTTCAGAAGTTCTTGGACAATTTTCATCTAAAAAATAATTTTGAAGATATGTACTTTTTATAGGAGGGTTAAACTTAGCTGCATTAGGATTTCCAGGCTTAGGAGCTTTTACTTTTCTAGCAATTTTTACTTTTTTAAACTTAGATTTGTTTTCAAAATATAATGATCTTTTTTTCATACTATCTTTTGTTTAAATTATTTATTGATTGCATTTGATAATTATTCTCCCAATTTCTGAGTCTTCTTTGAAAAGAATATATTGAGATGTGACTCCCTCTATATTCTCTTTCAACTCTACCATGTTCTAAATCTCCACCAGTAAAACACTGTTGAACTAAAGCATTAGGTAGCTTAGGATAATTACTAAATCTTTTTTTAAGATCTAAAGACCATTTAATGTCTTCAATTGATATTACTCTCATATTGCTTCTACTGTTGCTTCTTTAGTTAAAATAACTTCTTCGCCTGTTATAGCATTAAAAAATAGAGTTCTATCTTCTTGGACTTCTTTTCTACACAAGATTCTTTTACCTTGCTGGCAATATTGATATTGACCAGGCTTCCAATAGAATCTTCTGTGATAGTTACCAAATTGTTTCCAAACTCTTTTAAGGTGATTTTCAAATATAATTAAATACATGTTGTTTACCTACTATACTAGGATTTTAATTAACGTATAGAATAATTACTCTTACAGTTTAAGGTACTGTAATAGAGTCATACCAACCTTCCCACTCACATACCTTGTATGGAGTATAGGGATATTTTAATAAATGTTATTATGATAGTAATCATTCATAATAACAGATTGAACATTTTTTAAACATTCTACAGCTGCAAAAGCTTTTACCAGTTTAAGAGGTAATTTTTTAGGAAAATCAAATTTAATTGTAAATTCTCTTCCTTGCCTACTATGAAAAACAAAAGTAGATTCGCCATCATTTGCTTTTTTAAAACCTAATTCCATTTTAGGTATAATACAAGATTTTACTTCAAAATGATTTTTTAAAAGTGTATCATAATGGCCTGCATAAAAGTTAACAATACCTTTATGACTTGTTATAACATTTTTTTTATTTTTTTCTATTTTGTTCATTAAACATTTTGTTTATATAGAAATTATAACCTAAATGATAATCTTCATCTATTATTAATTTCTTTTTACTTTTATTTCTTTTACAATCCTCAAATCCTAAATTAAATTGAGTAAGTTTACTACTTATTATTAATCCTTGATATATTAAGACAAAAATAATAATTATAAAAAACATTACTAAAAATTGTAAATTCTCGTAATTTTTAACAATAAAACTTATTGTTAATATAAATGTTAATATTGATAACAATACTAAAAATATTTTTGATCTTAATTTAAAACGGTAATACATTTTCTACTTCTTTTAAACATTTTACTGCACACATTCCTTTAAAAACGTCCATTCTTAGAGTATTTATCTCTTCCAATTGAATATTAATTTCTCTATTATTTGTACAAAAATAAAAACCTCTTATAGGTTTCTGGTTTTTAACTGATTTTTCTACATAATCATCATGATCAATTATAAAATCATCTATCCCATTATTTTCAAACAAATCATTTACTTCTTTTAAATATTCACCTTCTTTTCCTTCTATTTTACTATACATAGCGAACACACATGGAATCGAACCATAATCTTTTTTAAAAAATGCTTTTACCATTAAGCTATGTGTGTTCTTGAGAATTAGGTTCTCACGGCTTTGATCCTACCTTAAAAAGGTGCTCCAAATCTTGAGTAATACTCAAAATTAATAATCTTTACTATTTTAATCTTTTTTTTCATATTCTAGTAGTAATTCAATTGATCTCATAGTATATGTATCAAACAAAATTTCAGGATGCCATTGTACAGACACTATAGGATAACCTATATATTCCATTGCTTCTATTCTACCAGAATCAATTTTACCTAGAGCTGCTGTTACAACTGCTTTTTCAGTGTCACAAACTTTAACACATTGATGATGTCTAGAATTAACATCCATAATGTGATTAACTCTTTCATCTTTTATTAATATGTATTCTCCTTTTTTAGCACCAGAAGCATGAGTATTAAAGAAATTCTTTAATTCCACTTTTTCTATAACTGCTCCAAATACATATTCAGACAAAGGTTCTATCTTATCTTGAATAAGCTTCATACCAAAATGAGCAGCTAATTCTTGATGACCTCTACAAATGCCAAATATAGGCGTTTTACTCTCAACATATAATGGTAATACATTTCTAGTAAAAAAGTCTCTCTGTGGATCTAAACGACCTACTAATGAAGATAATTCTTCATCATAAAGTGCAGGATCTACGTCAGCTCCACCAGGTAATATTAAAATGTCTAAGTCTTTAATAAAATCATTAGTATGATGTATTAATACTAAATTTAATGTTTTTTCGGCTCTTCTTGCTATTTCTTCACAAAATCTTACATAAGCAATTCCCATGCCTACATGACTTCTTACAGTCATATTTGTTACTAATCCAATTTTTAATTTGTTCATTTCTTGTTAATTTTTATTAGGTCTCTTTTGGATACTACTCCATTTTTTATTAAATTCTTTGTAATTTTATTCAATCTGAATAAATAAAACAATTTTAATTTTAATCTCATTGATATTTTAAAAGTATACTACTGCATATTTCTACACAGTAGTATTTACTTAATTACCTTGTTGTAGGGTATTTCTTTTTAAAAGGCTTTTTTGGTTCAAACTTATCTACTATTTGTTTAGTAAATTTGTTACCACAATGATTTGTTAAATAGTCTATTTTTCCAAGACTACTATTACCTAGATCATTTTTTCTACCTCTAGCACTATTAGATAGTACTCTTACAATTTGATTGCCATCTTTTGCAGATACAATTCTTACATCATTTTTAGTTGATAGTGATCTAATCACTTCATCTGGAGATGAATATCTCTTTTTACGTGTTACTTTGTTCATTGTTTTTTCTTGTTTTAATACCTTAAATTTGATTTATTTTTTTTAATTCTATCAGTTATAATATTGAACCATACTATGCAATTTACAAATTGAAAGAATGCCCATATAAACAAAAATGTTGCTCTTTCTTCTAAATTTATATTAGGTAAATCCATAAATATTTGAAAAAAATGTTCTGATTCCCATACAATATATATTTTAATTAAATAAAATATACTATAACATATTATAGAAGTTATTAACATATTTAGACTTATTCTTTGATATTTAGCTAAAATCATCTTCTTTATGTGTGTTAATTATTCTTATTACTGTAATTACAAATAATATAAATCCAGAAATACTATATACAAATCCTCTATAGTTCCAGTGATAATGGTGACCTTCTGATCCTCCAAAACCACCTTTTCCACATCTTTCACTTAAATCTAATAAATGTAAAGTATTAAAATTGTTATACCAAAATTCAGTGTCAGTAAAAAGTGACATTAACATCATACTTACAGATAATAATATTACTTGTAATATTAATTTATTATATCCTTTTAATTTCATAATTATTTCTTATAATGTTTAATTATTATGTAAAAAATGACTAACAACATTAAAGGCCACGCTATTAACGTGGAAAATAACATTTTATCAATGTCTTTACCATCATCTTTATTCCAAAATTCAATTCCATGCTTTTCAGTTAATGAAACTAATTTGAAATTAATCAATACTCCTATTAAAAAGTATATTATTAAATATAATATCATATTAAAATCTTGTTACAGTTCCTGGATTCATTTTTCTTTGTGAACTATTAAATCCATCTAAATTACCACTACAAATCAGTTCTACTCTATTAGTAGTTTTAACATTTGTAGGTTGTTTTACTTTAATTCTTGGTCTTTTATTTTTCATAATTACTTAAATTTTTTTTTTAAATCTGTTAGTATTTCTCTTGCTCCTATTAAATAAGATGTAGTGTCTAGGTAAGTAGGACAATTAGTATGTTTTAATTCTGTTTTTATATTTGATATTCTTTCATCAAATATAGCGTTAATTTCTTCTACAGTATAAGTTTTAACTGTTACTTTTGCTATAGGAGCTGGTGGTGGTTTTGATGTTTTACTTAATGGAGGTTTAGGTTTTATATGTATTTTTCTATAATTCATAATTTATAAATTTTCTTTAATCCAATTGTTTATATTAGTAATTAAAAACTTTTTTTTAGTTCCATTTGTATTTGGATTTCCATTTCCAACAACATATTGAACACTTTTTGTTTTTAGTCTAAAATCATTAAATCCTTTTTTAAGAAAGATTTCAACTTCACTTTTACTATACATTTTTTCTTTAATCAAGTGTATTATTACTTCATTGTTAGGTGTTAATTTTAATCTCCAATCAGGTTTATCTAATCCTGTAGGGTTATCATCATCGTAGTCACACCAATCAAGATATTCTAAGTTAACCTCATTAATACCGCCTTGTCTAGAATATTCTTCTACAAATGATTGTGGTATTTGGTTTACTCCAATAAGCTTCTTATCTGTTGTTGCTACAATTTTTCTACTACCATCAGAGTTTTTGGGTGTATTTGTGTCGCGAAGGTGAGCCTTAAATTTTTGTATAGAGTTTGTCACACTCCAATAGTACCAATCCTCATCTTTAATCTCTTCATCTGATGTGAAATAGAGATGACAAGCTTTACTGTCTCCATAAGGATATAACAATAAACTAGGACCGTATCTATGAATAGCTCCGCTCTTTGCAGGTAACATTATTACCTGTACTGTTTCTAATTGCATTTTGATTTTGTTTTAAGGTTTATTGAAAATTCCTACTACTACTCTATAAAGTAGCACAATAGGTGCAAAAATTATATGAGATGCAGAGTGTTCATTCCAATCATGTTGGTCACTTACACGACAACCATACGCTATCCATATTATTCCTGTTAATGTAATTTCTAATATTGTCATAATTTTTAATTTTTTTAAAAGCAGGATTATACTCTCCTGCTAGGAGTTTTACTGTATTCTCAGTGATGTATTAGCACCATCTATATTTCTATAAATGGTCACAAGATAATTAGTACATGACTCGGATTACTTAATTCATCCTCCATTCTGTCTATCTCTTGTTGTAAACTCCTAAGTGTATTCTAACTACTTCTCAATGTTTTATTATAGTGTTAAATCTATTCAAACATACTATTGTTTCATCTAAGTAACGTCATTTAACAGATTAGTTACTATATCTCTATCCAACATATTACCATACAGTTGGTACACTTGATAAATTTGTATGTAATAACACTAAGCTTAGACTGTAGTTTCTATTAAACCTGCTTACCTCCAGGTGCTTGTGTTATTACAATTTATATTCTATCTTTATTTAGTGACATTGACCACGGTTTTATCCATTTTCAGGACCGAGGTTAATCACAACGTCATAGGTTTAACGTATTTCTTTACCAATTTGGTTCATCATACATACACAAATTATAACCTATTTGTGCAGTTATAAAAACTTCTTCTCTAAAAAACCAATGTTCTTTATTACCTGAACAATCATTTTCTAATTCTATCCAATACAAACCATTTTTAGTTCCATAATCAGATATTGTTCCACAATTACACTCTGGTGTTGGTGTAATATTTTCTTTGTTACATCCTAAAAATGTAAGAAATGTTAGTATTAATAGTAATTTTTTCATTTGTATTTAATTTTTTAAAAAACTATTCACTTCAGGATCTTCACCTGCCTTTTAAGATTCTACGTGATATTAATTTATCGTAGTTCTTTTAATATATACTTGTACTTCTCAGTTAAGAGTCAGTACGAGCTTTCTTACTTTGTGAATAGTTTGTGTTATTAATAGTTTCGGGTCTTTCAAGGTTTCTGTTAATTCCGTAGAACCTAATGTGAGCTAAACCCTTAGCTTGTCCACATTTTTACAGCTTCACTACTATTAATATAAAGATAACAACGTTCCAAATTTCCGCAAAGGATGTGTTTCAATTATCTATTTCTTGTTTGTTGTAAAATGATTAGCTCCACCTGTGTTAGGAGTATAAATTGTTGTGTTTAACCATTTTTTAAGAGGTTTACTCATTTTACTTTTTAATACAATTATTCTATCAATTGATTTAATTGCTAAAATAAAAAATAAACCCCCCCAAGAACTTATACTTATCAAAAAAAATCCAAGTAAAATTTCTACTGTAAGTTTATCTTTTTCAATTAAAATTTCACTTATAGATGCATATAAAAACATAATAAGATACCCTATAAAATATATAATAAGAAAATTCATATTCTTTTTAATTCAATAAAAGTTTTATAAAGTAAAAAAGAGAATACAAAAACTTCAAATAAAGCTATATAACTTTGTAATGTTCCCCACCATATTATTGTAGCATAACCTAATAATATTAAAATTAATGTTAAGCCTAATAATGTAAATAATAATAATTTTTTCATATTGATTTCTGTTAATAAGTTAAATAAATAAAAGATAAAATAAGCAAAGCTATAGATACCCAAAATATCATACTACACGTAAACCAATTATTGGTCATCACTAACTCATTTTCAAATAAATCATATGCAGTAAACATTACTACTATAATTAAAACGGCTGATAATCCTATTATTAAATAAGGATCTAAATCTAAATAATTCATAATATTTCTTTTTTCTTGTTTTTTGATTAATAAAAATAAAATAAAACACACTGAAAGAACCCTCTACCTTGTAGATTATACTTTATTGAATTTATCATTATAGATAAAACGTGGTACTACTGCAGTAATACAGTGTGTTTTTGGTTAAAATAAAAAATGCAGTGGACTTGAACCACTATTAATAGGGATCTTTAAAAGAATATCCGTATTAACCTCGCCCATGAAAGAGACATTTTATTATTTCACTGTTTTCTATTCCTTCTACATCAGCACACTTTTCCCTTTTTTGGTTGTGTGCCATCTATCTTACGGATGGTTTTATGTAGATCTAGCTTCTATTTGTTTAAGGATATTCAGCTATTCCCTTCTTTTAACGTCTTTTGTCTGACTATGATTTTTGATTTACATACACAAAATTTGTTCATATAAGTCAACATTAAAATCAGAATTCATTTCCTTTATTGTACCATTATCAAAATCTTTAGCTTCTATTGGAGTATAATGTTCAGTTTTTTCAACTATTGCTTTTATGATTTGACCTTTAGGTAATTGACCTAAACTTTCATACAATTGTATAATACTGACAATACTATCTCCAGATTCATCGTGATTACTGATTAATGTTTTACCATCTGATGATGTAATTAATACTGCAAATGTTTTCATATTATTTTTTGTTTTTTCTTCGTTATTCATAATGTTAAATTGTTAAAATGTTAAATTATTATTGTGGAGGTGCTGGGAGTCGAACCCAGGTCCAAAATGTTAATCATAAATAAATTGTTACAAGTTTTGTTTTTGTTTGTATTCTTTAAACTAGAATATTAGGCTGTACTACTTAGTACAAGCTCCACCTTTAGCTTTACAGTTTTATCTCTGTTTTTGGTAATTTAGTTACCAGCTTAAATCAGCCATACTATGCTGCTATTTCTAGCTTAACAGTAGGGAACATCTGTAATACTCCTTGAGCATCAACAGTTGTATTTGATATTTGTTTGTCGTTTATGACTTGAAACATATTATTTAATGCATTGATAGTTTCATTTTTGCATACTTGTTCGTCTAATCATAGCCATTCTGTCAAAAGCCAGAACACCCCCATATTGTTAAAGAGTTTAAAAAAATAAACAACTGAAGTGCAGTTCAAATGTTTTTACCCAATTATATTCAGTAATACAAATTGGTTACAGTTGTTTATTAGTATTGTTAAAGAGCTTCGTGTCCATCAGGATCATTACCTTCTGGATCAGGTACTAAATTACCAAATTCATCCCATTCATTAGGGTCTATTTTTTTGTTTAATTTATTCATTGTTTTTGTTATGTAAGTTTAAATCCCAATCAAAATCTTTTTCTTGAAAACTTTCTATATCTTCTTTTACATTTTTAGCATAATCATCAACAGTAATGAATTCATCTTCACTAGTCTGTATAATCTGCCCATCTTCTTTAAGATCATTAAATTGCTTTATAATGTCTTTTAACTGTAAGTTTGTTAATCTTTTCATTTGATTGTTATTGTTAGATTGTTAGATTAATGAGATGCTATTTGTTCTGTCCAAATAACAGTAGCTTTAAATATTACTCCACAATCATTGCAAATTTTAGTTTTACCACTTGATGTAAAGTCTGATGTTGACAAATGTTGACATTTTACACTATTTTTATTTTTATCTACTAATGATTTAGATTTGTTTGCTAATATTGCAAAATTATCTTCTTCAGTGTTAGTAATAGTATTGTCTTCTAGTAAATTTTTGTTTTGATTCATTTTAGTTTCTTGTTAGATTGTTAAAATTGTTAAAAAGCTATATAATAGTATGTGTGATAACTTAGAGAAATAGTGTTAGAATAGGCTTAGAGTGGTGGATGTTAACTCCTACCACTCTCTAAACTCTTACTATGACTCATTTTGTGGCATAAAACCATCATTCCACTTACCTTTGTACATATACTTAAAGCCTGTGGAATTAGTTACTACCATTACGTCCCAACCTTGCACATCTTTAACTATTAATTCTATTGAAACTATATTTTCAAAGCTTGTACGAGGTTTAGAAAATATCATAGTGTTTAAACCTATATAATATTCTAATTGAATAGGAATTTGTGACTTTATGCCATCTATTTTGTTAATTATTTCCATTTTATTTCTTTTAAATTGTTAATCTACCTGAGTTATTATCAGTATTAATATTATAAACCAAATTATCATCATCATATCTTTATTTCTTTAGCTACTTATTAAGGAATCGAACCTTATCTAACCATTTAAGTATTTTTAATCTAATTCTTATTGCAATTTAAAGAGAAAAAGGGGCGTTAGCCCCCTTATCTTTAGCCTTCATTGCCTGCAATAGCAGCATCAGCCATTAGCATTGCTTTAATGCTTTCTTGTTGCTTCTCATAACCACCAGCAGCTAGGACAGCTTTTCTGTCTTCACGCTCTTGCTCATTAACAGCAAGGTGAATAACTCTATCATTGGCAGTTAGCCAGTTGACACGATGAAGCTTCTCATCATAGTCAATAGAATCACCTACCTCTAGTTTGTCATCAAATGTTGTGATCCATCCAACTGCTTTATCTTTCAGTTGAATTGTCTTGTCACCTCTCTTTACCACTCCTCCTACTTGAGCAACCTGTGCTGAGTGTAGAACAACTCCGTTTGTTTTAGCTGGATCAGCAGTACTGACCTCTTTAACTATATATGTATGCATTCTGTTTCTATGATATTACCCATTAGGGGGCTTTACCGTCAGATTTAAGATGGGGGGTTGTTGTTTTGGCTCCTCTAACCACCTGAACTCTTTCTAAATTTTTTTTTATAATTTTTTTTCTGAGTACTAAATTAGCATTTACGCTATATATGTACTACCTTTGTAGTAAATGAAAAATAAATTAGAATGGTGGGAAAAAATAAAGGTTAAAACTAATATTATAAAAACTAATATGGAGATGTTAGATGAAATACTTAAAGACACACCAGATGAAGAAGTACTAAAAAACTTAAAGTGGAAAAAATAATATGAAAAAAATACAAACAGAAATAAGCCTAGAAGAAATGGAAAGGTATAAAAGAAATCCTGAAAGATTTAAAGGAGAAGAAATAGAAGTATTAACTACTTGTTTAGAATTTAATGTAATGGTTCCAATAGGAATGAATTGCAATAATCCTAAATGTGTTAATTGTAGGAACTTTGAAGAAGTAAATTATGCTAATAAATAATGTAAATGCAGAGTATGTAAATACTCCTGAAAGATTTAAATCTCAAAGAAAAGTTAATGATAAAATTGAAAAATTTTTATTAGAACAAGCACTTGAAATTGAAAAAAAAATAAAAGTAAAAAGTAATGATAAGTAAAAAAGAATTTTTTGAGATATACCAAGAGTTTCCATTAAATGTTATACTAGATGATATGAGTGAAGATGAAATAGAAGCTTTATATAACAAAGTAAAAGATGAGTTTGAATAATGGCAAATAAAAACAGAGACAAAGGGCATAGGTATGAAAGAATGTGGGCTAATGTGTTTAAAGACTTAGGTTGGGATAAATGTATTACTGCAAGGCAAGGTAGTAGGATAGCTGATGATTCAGGTATAGACCTTATAAACATACCTTATAATATGCAATTAAAATGTGGGTATCCTAGAGGCATTAACTATAAAGATATATTTGATAAGATAGATGCTTGCAAAGAAAAGAACTTTACAGAAGATGATAGTATACAAAAATACCCTACTGTAATAGCACATAAGAAGACTTCTAAAACTAATGAACACTTTGTTGTAATGAAGGCAGATGATTGGATAAAGCTAATACAGAGAGTAGAAGACATTAAAGAAAAAGATATTACATCTAATGTAAAGATATTAAATGATTTAGAGAATATAATGAAAAAATATACATAAAACTTTAAAATAAATTAGGATATTAATAAAAATAGTTGTATATTTGTAGTGTATCATTCAGTTATGAATACCACCTCTAGGTAACCAATAAGAGGTTAGAAGTTGGATTGTAGATTCAAATAGAATCAGAGTTTTCTCCAATAGATACACAAGGGTTAAAACGAGTTAGTAGTGTTGGATAGATTAGACACCATAAAGGTCTGGGGAGTTCACCCCATATTGTTATCCAGAGGCTCAATCACTGCTACTAACGAAGTTTAAACTTGAAATAGCAACTAAGGTAAAACTTACAAGGGGAAAAGCTATGCTTATTTCACAGTAAGTATAAAAGACAAAGAAATTATGTATACACTCTTATTTATAAACTTATTGTTATTGGTTCTATTAGAAGTTACTTTAGAAGTAATATATGGTGACAAACATGATCTAATATCAAATTTAAGGTTAACTGGTACTGTTATGATTGCTAGTATAATGGGACTATTAATAAATAGTTATTTAGGAGTTCCTATATACTTTTTTTTAAGAGTAGCTATATTTGATTTAGCTTTCTCAAAGATAAAAATGAAAGAATGGTTTTATTTAGGTAGTAATAAAACTGATTTAGAATTTAAAAAACTACCCGTAGCTGCTAATCTATTTGTTAGAATAACTTCTTTAATAATAGCAGTTACATTAACTTATATAACATACACATATGAATTTATTTAAAAATTACTCAGTACTTAGACCATTAAAAAGCTTATTTGCTATAACAGGTGCTATTATATCTTTTACTCTTATTAATGGATCAGGACTTAAAGTAGCATTATGTACAATAGTACTTACACTTTTAGGTTGGACTGCTGCACACTTCTATTACAGGAAAACAGGATACAGTTCTTAAAGAATCGCTTAGGACCATAATTAGGAGAGTTTACACTCTCCTTTTTTTATGCCTAATTTTATCTACACAAAAAAAATTATAAATACTACTTGGTTGTTATGATAATTTGTCGTACCTTTGTATTACAATGAAGATAGAGATAAAAAAAGAAATTTTTGATTACATAGAAAGTGTTTCAAATTTAAATACAGTAGCGGATCACACTTATATTGAATACCCTTTTGGTTTTATTAAACACTATGGTGGTGCTATAAGTATGTATAAACTTGATGGTAGTCCTATTGAAGGGGAGGAAGATGATATAAAAGTAATTTTAATATGATAGCTAGAAGAAGTAAAGAACTAAATTTAAAGCAATTTTACAAAGAATTTTTAAGACACACCTCAAATAGTTTCCCAGCTCATAGAAGAATCACAGATATGGAGTTAGAGATCTTAACAGAGTTTTGGATACTAGAGGGTGACTTAATAAGAAAGGATAGATTTTCTACTACAGCTAAAAGAGCAGTAAGAGAAGAATTTGGTTTTAAAAATTATTCTAACCTAGAAAATTATATTACTAAATTAATAGAAAAAGGTTATTTAATAAAAGTTAATAAAAAGATTTCTATTAAACCTGCTATTAACTTAGCTAAAGATAAATTAAGAGATCATAAAAAAATTACACTAGTATATGAGTTCAATATTGTATAATGGATCTAAAAGTATTAGCAGAAGAAAATAATGTATCAGAGTTCTTACTTAAAAATGTTTACAACCACTTCTTCAAATATATTAAAGAAGAAATGTCAAACAATGAAGGTAACACAATACATATACAAGAGCTTGGTAAAATAAAAGTTAATCCACGGATAATAAAACATATTATATCAGCACATATTAAAACAGCTAAAAGTTTAAAGAACAAAGGTAAAGATAATATTAAGATTAAAGAAAAAATTAAAATTCTTTGGAAAATTAGAAATAACACATGGAACACTATAAAACATTAAACACATTAGTAGATGTCTGGAAAAAAGACAAAGAAGGGAATGAATATTGTGCTCATGAGAGTGTAACACTAAAAAAGAATTTTGATATAAGGTTTGTTTTCCCTGAAGAGGTACTAAAACAAGGGGGAAAACCTTATAAAACTAAATGCTTAATATATGATGACATTAGAAAAGAAAGTAGCTTAATAAAAATGAGTTTTAAAAAGCTAATAGAATTAAAAGAAAGTTTAACAATAGTAGTACCAATGGGATATAAAAGATAATGAAAAAAGTAAGAGTATTTGTAGAGGGCGTAACAGAAACGTTAGTCAGCACTCTACTAAATGGAATGACTGTAGAAACAGTGCAAGAGAGAGAACTAATAGATAGTTATTTAGTAGAATCAAATAATTTATTAAGAGAATTTAATATAATTTATTCTACAAGGTTTAAGGAAGAATTAAGTGTTAATTTACCAGTATATCATAAGGGTTTACCTTTTGAAGAAGTACTAGATGAGTTTATTCAGAAGTTAGATGAGTTTTACCCTTATGTAGAATCACTACCTGAATTAGCATCTATTGTAACTAATATGCTAAAATTAACTGCTTTAACTAAGTACAAATACGACAGATTATAATGAAAGGTATAACATTAACCAATATAAAAGATTTTGTTAGTGGTAATATTAGAATGTTTGGTGATAGATTTAATTTATTAGAAGAACATGTCAAAGAGCAGATTATATATAGAGACAAAATTTGTGCCAGTACTTGTGGTGTTGCAGGAAAGTGTGTTCAATGTGGATGCAGTTACCCTGGTAAGCTATATGTATATAAGAGCTGCAATGAAGGTAAGAGGTTTCCAGACATTATGGAGACAAAAGAATGGTTTAAGTTTAAAGAAGACAATAACATAATAATTGAAGATTAATATGAAAAACAAAACAACAAATGAGGATATGGCTACAGCCATGGTTAAAAAGACAGAAGAAGTTTATGTAATGGATGAGTACAAAGATAAAATTGGAAAAACCATTAAAGATTTACTAATAATTAAAAGATATGATATGCCAGATGAAGATGACAATGGATTGTTAGCTCCTGAATCAGGACTAATCACAGATTCAGAAGGTGTAGATAGAGAGGACAGCTACAAACCTATGTATCAAAACAAAGGTATAGTAATAGCAAAAGGACCACAATGTGTAGAAGTAGAAGTAGGGGATATTGTTCATTGGAGCTTAGATAATTATCCAAGAAGTACAATTTATTTTGATAAGACAGATTCTAGTGCATGGACTGATAACAATAAAAAGTTTTCTCCCTATGTACTAACTTATGAGTCTTACGGAGTAGACTATGTAGAACCAGCAGAATAATTATGGTTATATTTGGAAAAGAATTACAAGATTCACTAAAAGACGGCGTTAACATTATATGTGACGCCGTAAAAGTGACGTTAGGACCTAAAGGTAGGAATGTAATTATATATAAAGAAGATGTTAATGGTAATCCTAAAGCTATTATAACAAAAGATGGTGTATCAGTAGCTAAAGAGATATGGTCTGAAGATGCAATAGAAAATATTGCTATTAGAGTTATACAAGAAGTAGCTACTAAATCAAATGACTTAGTAGGTGATGGAACAACTACAGCTACAGTAATAGCTCAATCTATTTACAATCTAGGTGCAGAAAGAATTGCTAATGGAGCAGATCCTTTAACAATTAAAAAAGAAATGGAGGATGATCTAGTTGTTATTATAGAATCCTTAAAAGAACAAACTTTAAAAGTAAACTCTAAGAATTTAATAGATATTTCTACTATTTCTTGTAATGGTGATGAAAAACTAGGAGAATTAATAGCAGGAGTATTTAATACTGTAGGAAAAAATGGTGTAGTAACTGTTGAAGAAGCTACTGGTATAGAAACAGAAGTAGAATTTGTAAAAGGTATGGAAATAGACAGAGGTTATGAGTCTATACACTTTTTAACTCCTGGAGCTGATTCAAAAGTAGTTGAATATGAAAATCCTTTAGTATATTGTACTAATTTACCTATGAAATCCTCTGCAGATGTATTACCTTTAATGCAACAAGCTATGGAAGCTAATAAACCTTTACTTATAGTTAACGCTAAAGTAACTGGTGAAGCTTTATCTTGGTTAGCACATAACAATGTTAATGGTAGGATTAAATGTTGTGTTATAACTCCAGAAGGATATGCACAAGGTAGATTAGAAAGCTTAAAAGATATATGTGCTATTACAGGTGGAAGTGTTGTTACAGATACTTTAAAACCAACCGAACCTTTTGGTACTATTGAAAAAGTAATTATATCTCAAAGAAAAACTACTTTTATAGGTAAAGAAAATAAAGCAGAAGACAGAATTCAAGGTCTATTAAACATAAAAGATGAATTGCCTACTGAGTACGAACAAAGTAGAGTGGATGAAAGAATTGCTAAATTAAAAGGCAAAGTAGCTATTATAAAAGTAGGTGCTACCACAGAAATTGAATTAAAAGAAAAGAAAGACAGAGTAGATGATGCAGTCGCAGCAACTAGAGCAGCCTTAGAACAAGGTGTACTTCCAGGTGGAGGTGTTGCTTTATTAATAGCTGGACAACACTGTAAATTATTGTCTGTAGCAGCTAGTATACCTTTTAAACAAATATGCATTAATGCAAGTGTTCAAGAAAAAGATATATTAGTAATTGAAGAAGCAATACTAAATCATGATACTGATTCTATTTTTAATGCAAAGACTATGGAGATGGAGAAAAGGAGCAAAACTAAAATATTAGATCCTGCTAAAGTAACAATAATTGCAGTTGAAAATGCAGTTTCAGTTGTGGCTACTTTGCTTACAACTAAAGTAATGGTAAAAACTAAATATGTATAAATTAAGTAAAAGATCTTTTGGCAATTTAAAAACTTGTCATGAAGATTTACAAAAAATATTTGCGTTAGCAATCCAGTTAACTCCTGTTGATTTTATTATCACAGAGGGGCACAGAAGCATTGCAAGGCAAAATGAGTTGTTTAAAAAAGGTGCATCTAAAATAGATGGATATAAAAAACTAGGTAAGCATAATCTTTCGCCTTCTATGGCTGTGGACATATGTGCCTATGTGAAGGGAAATAAAAAATTGGCTTTTGACCCTGCACATTTAGCTGCTTTAGGAGGTTCTATTTTAGCATCAGCTACAATATTATTGTCAGAAGGAGAAATAACACACCAAGTAAGGTGGGGAGCCAATTGGGATATGGACGGAGAGATATTAACAGATCAAAGATTTGATGATATGCCTCATTTTGAATTAAGAAAAGTATAATGGGACCAATATTAACAGCAGCACTAAACCTTGTAAAAGGTAAAGGAGATGGGTCTTTAATTGAAAAAATTGGAGATGCCGTAGATAAAAATTTTACTTCTAAAAGAGAAATTGAAGAGAAGTACATGGAGATATTATTAGAAGAGAAAAAGCTTGAACAAGAATTAATGCTAGGTCAGATAAGTATTAATAAAGTTGAAGCATCGCACCCTTCTATATTTGTAGCAGGTTGGAGGCCAGCAATAGGCTGGGTATGTGCATCCGTTTTTGCAATTAACTTTATATTTATACCTGTCTATTGTACTTTAGTAGAAACTCTAAGTCTAAATGCAGTATGTCCAGAAACTTTGGATATGAGCCAAATGATGCCAGTAGTATTAGGTATGTTAGGTATAGGAGGTATGAGAACTTATGAAAAATATAAAAAAGTAGATACACGAAATACTAAATAAATGAATATTTTTGATCTAATAAATAATGAACCAATTATAACAATTGAAGGTTTACATATTCCTGAATTTACAGTTCTATGGAAATTAGACAAAAAAGCAGATAAATTAAAAGCTTCTGGTGCCATTAAATACGTGTATCATATGGCATCACCAGCTTCTATTTATGCAAAGTCTTCACCAGAAGATAGACCTCTTTTAGTTAGAGAAGATTGTATAGTTAATGATTGGTTTCCTGAAAAAGAAATCCAATTAGCTATTGACAAAGTAAAAATTTTAGAAGAAACTGAAGCAATGAGATTTTTAGCTTCTGCTGAATATGCTCTTAAAAAATTAGAAGAGTTTAATTATTCTGTAGATTTTAAAGCTTTAGACGATAAAGGTAAACCTATTTATAACGTAAGAGATGTTGTAAATACTATTAAAGAAGCAGGTAAATTATTTGAATCATTAGATTCTTTAAAAGATCTTGTTACTAAACAAAAAGCTACTACAGCTAAAAGAAAAGGTAATGTAAAACCTTCAACTATACTACATGACTAAATACGATCCAAAAATAGCAGAGGTTATAACAGATATTAAATCAACTATACCTGAAGAGGTAAAAGATTTAGTGTCTGATTTATCTTTTAGAAATCCAGTTTCTAATTTAAATAGAGATTATCTTTTGTTTAAAGATAGTAGTGTGTTTACACCTGCTGCTAATGAATTTGATTTAAATGAAAGTAAAGGTAACACTTGTTACACTACGGCTATACCTGGAAGCTCTCAATATTATAAATATTGGCAAGAGCAAAAAGATAGATGTTTAAATGGTTTTACAATTGGAGGAGTTTATATTACAGGAGAACATTACTTTTATTTAAACTTTTGTAGAATAGAAAAAACAGTTACAAAACCAGATGGAAGGGAAACTAAGGAATTAGGATTCCCTAATTTTGTTTCTATGGACTATTACTATTTCTTAGAATTAGAACTTTGTGAAAACCCTGTAAAATTTGGAAAATCTAGTAAAGATAAAAAAGGAATTATACTAGCAAAAGCTAGACGTAAAGGATTCTCATTTAAAAATGCTGCAGGTGCTGTATGGATATACACATTCTTCTCTAAATCTAGAGTTGTAATTGCAGCTGAAATTGAAGACAAAGCTATTAACACATTTAACATGGCTAAGAATATGTGTAACTTCTTAAATGAATACACAGAATTTAGACACTCTAAACTAAAAGATACTCAAACATTTATTAGGTCTGGTTGGATGGAAAAAATTAATGGACAAGATGTTGAAAAGGGATTCTTATCTGAAATAAAAATTCTTACTCTTAAAGATAATCCAGATAAATCCGCAGGTCTATCTTGTACTAGATTTATATTTGAGGAGGGTGGTCTTATTAACATGCTAAAAAAAGCTTACAGATTTGCTGAACCTACTTTAAGAGATGGTGAAACGTGGATTGGTATACCTATTATATTTGGTACAGGTGGTGACATGGAGGGATCTACACAAGATTTTGCAGAGATGCATAACTCACCTTCAGATTATGGTTTAGCAGAGTATGATAACATATACGAAGAAAATGAAACACAAAGTAAGTCAGGTTTATTTGTAGATGAAATGTGGTTTAGACCAGGTGCATCTTATGTAGATGAAAATGGTAAATTACATGTTTCAATGGATAAAAATGGAAACTCTTTTAGATGGGTAGCTGAATTGTCTTTGGATAAAGAACGTAAAGTAGCTTCTAAGGGATCTAAAGAAGATTATGATGTATCCATTACTCAAAAGTGTAAAACTCCAACAGAAGCTTTCCTAAAGCCTGAAGGAAACGTATTTCCAGTTGCTTTACTTAAAAGAGTTAAGAGCAGGTTAAAAATGAACAACAGATATAAAAATATAGGAGTTCCTGGAAAGTTAGAAAGAACTAGAGATCCACAGAGACCTATTAAATTTATACCTGACAGATCGTTAGAACCTATATATTCTTATCCTCACAAAAAATCAAACAATGCTGAAAGTGCTGTAATGATTTATCAAAGTCCGCCAGAAACTGATTATCCTTCTGAAATGTATAAGATAGGGTATGACCCTGTTAAGTTTGATGTAGATAATAAATCTGCATATAAATCTTTAGCATCATTAATAGTGTATAAAGGTTATCAAAAATTTGATCACGGTTATGATGAAATAGTAGCAGAATATACAGGTAGATATGAATCTACAGATGATATAAATGAGGTTGCTATGATGTTATCTATGTATTATGGTAATGCTAAAATAATGCATGAGAATGAAATAGGTAAAGATGTTATGGCTTATTTTCATAGAAAAGGTAAAGTACATTTATTAGAACATCAACCTGATTCAGCAATGGGTAAGGTTATAAAGAATTCTAAAGTATCTCGTGTGTATGGTGCTCCTATGAATGACAAGATGAAAGGTGCTTGTGAAAAATGGTGTTACAATTGGTTAATGATAGAAAGAGGTATAAGTGAGGAAGGGGAAACTATATTTAATTTAGACCTTATACCTTCACTTGGACTAATAGAAGAACTTATGGCATACAGCAGATCTGGTAACTTTGATAGAGTGATGGCTTTATTCCAGTTAATGCTAGTGATTGAAGAATATAAAGAAGAAGAGTTTAAAGAAAAAAATGTAAATACGATTGCTAGCCAATTACTTAATAGATTAGAAAATAAATAAAATGGAAAATAAAAAAGTTGTTTATAAAAACAGAGTGTCAAAATCTCAAAAAACAAAAGAATGGCATATTGCCAAAGCTAGAGAAATTAGTACAGATAGTAACTATTCCTCAAACTACAAAAAGAACAAAATAAATTATGATGCTGTAAATGGTATACTTAATCAAGAAAATTTTGAACACATTACAAAACCTCATGGATTTTCAAGTGGAGACTTAGCAGATGAAATGCATAATTTTCCTATACTTACTTCTCATTTTAAATATTTAGAAGGAGAGATGTTAAAACGTCCAGATAACACTAGAATATTTACTACAAATCCTGAAGCAGTTCAAGAAAATAATAAAAAGAAAGGTGAGTTAACTTCTATGTATGTAGTTAATGAAATTAAAAAAGCTAGAATGGAAGAAGCTCTTAAAAGTAATCCAGATTTGCAAGAAAAAGAAATTGCTAAAATGGAACAAGAGGTTATGTCCCCAGAAGAAATTGCGGATTATATGAGAGACTACAGAGACTCATATGAAACAATGGCTCAAGAAATTTACAATCATCTTAAAGAAGATCAATTCTTAAAAGAAAAAGATAGAACAGCTTGGAAGCATGGATTAACTTCAGCTTTTGAAATATACTATACTGGTATTGTTAATAAAAAACCAATAGGTAAAGTTGTTAATCCTTTAAGATTTTCTTGTGATATGGATTCAGATTTAATGTTTATTCACGAAGGTGAATGGGCTACTACATATGATTACATGAGTCCATCTAGAGTTGTATCTATGTTTCCTAACTTAACTAAATCTGAAATAGATAGAATTTATGAAGGAAGCAGTAGAGGTGGTGGAGCTAGAACTAGAATAGATGACAAATGGGAAATAGAATCTGATGTAGATCAAAATGACTGGTTCTCTTTAGATACTGATGGTAGTCCAGCTACTACTAGTAATAAATCTAAAGTTATGCATCATGTTTGGAGAGATTGGTACAAAGTAGGCTTTTTAACTTACATGGATGAAGACGAAGGTATTCAAGTTATGCGTGTGCCAGAAGGTTACAGTGTAAATGAAGAAAGAGGAGATTTAAGTATTAAGTGGGAATGGTATCCAGAGATTAGACAAATAACTGAAATTAATGATGATATTTGGACAGATTGGGGAGCAGTAGATAAATTTTATGATAATGAGGATGATCCTTATGATTGCCCATTACCTTACACAGGTGTTATACATAATAATTTAAATTCACAACCAGTAGGTCCAGTAGATTTAATGTTACCTTTTCAATACTTTGCTAATATTGTATTTAGATTAATACAAAGAGATATAGCTTCTGATAAAGGTAAAAAACTACTAGCAAATATTAATCAAATTCCTACATCAATGGGAATAGATCTAGATAAATGGCAACATTACTTAAATGTAGATGACATTATTTGGATAAATCCTAATGAAGAAGGTAATAGAGGTAATAATGACATGACTTCTTGGAGAAGTGTTGATATGACTGCAGCTGCATCTATAGATAAAAAAGTACAATTACTAGAATATATTGATGCTCAATGTGGTAAAGTTATTGGAATGAATGATGCTAGAACAGGTCAACAGGGTAATAGAGAATTAGTTGGAACTACGCAACAACAAATAGTTCAGTCTAACTATACTACAGAACCTTGGTTTGCTACACATGAGTTAGGTAAAAAAGCTTTTGTAACTCAACTTTTAAATGTTGCTAAATTTGCATATCATAAATATGGTACTGAAAATTTAACTTATATACTATCTGATTTATCTAAAAAGATTATTGAATTAGATTTAGAAAAATTACCTTTAGCAAGAATAGGTGCTTATATATCTTCTTCTTCTGAAGACATGAGAATGTATAATGAGTTAAAGCAATTAGCACATGCAGCTTTACAAAATCAATCTGCTACTTTAAGTTCTATTGCTAAAATGATTAGAGGTAATGCAACTCCAGGAGAATTAATAGATACTTTAGAAGGTGGCGAAATGAAAATGCAACAAATGCAAGCTCAAGGTGCTCAAGCAGAAAGAGAAGCTAATGCTGAAAATGAAAAAAATAAATTAGAATTAGAAAACACAAAACTACAAATGGAAAAATATAAAGCAGATTTAGTAGCTGAAACAGCTCGTTATGTTGCAGAAGTTGGTTCATTTAAGTTTGCAGAAACACAAGATAGTGATGGTAATGGAATTCCAGATCAGTTAGAAGTTGATAAATTTTTAGCAGATTCCGAGATGAGAATGAAAGAGTTAGACATGAAGTCTGATGAAATTAATAAAAAATTAGGTATAGAAACAGAAAAAAATAGATTAAAAGAAAAAGAAATAGAAAGTAAAGAAAGAACAGAAAAGTTAAAAGCTAAGACAGCTTTAAAGAATAAAGTAAGTGGAGAGAAATAAGAAAAGGCTATACAGTGGCCAATAAAACTTATAAAACACACTAAATAAATTTGTAAAAGTAAATTAAAATAATTATAATTGTATTAAAATGAGTGAAAAAACAACATTTGAAGATGTTTTCAGTGGAGACGATAGTGAGGATTGGGAATTCTTAGATGACGAGACTTTTGAAGTTGAAGATTCTAAAAAAAAATCATCCAAAAAAGAAGTAACTGATGAGGACGAGGAAGAAGAAGAAGAGGAATTAGAAGAAGAAGAGGAAGAAGAGGATGATAAATCTGATGATGAATCTGACGAATCTGAAGAAGAGGAAGAAGAAGGAGAGGGTAATGAAAATTTGCTTTCTTATATTACTGCAAAATGGGCAGATTCAGGATTAGTAAGCATACCAGAAGGTATGGATATTGAAAATGAAGATGATTTAGATAAAATTATAGAACATACTATACAAGAACAAGTAAGTAATTACAAGAATTCTTTGTCAAGTGATTCTAAAAGTTTTATTGAGTTCATTGAAAAAGGTGGTAGAGCAACTGACTACATACAGATTTCTTCTAAAGAAGATTATGCTAACATAGAATCCTCTGATGAAGAGGGTAAATTGGAAGCAATTAAAGAGCTTTATAAAAGAAAAGGTTTAAGTTCTAACAGAATAAACACATTAGTAACTGCATTAGAAGATAATGAAGAAATTGATGAAGAGTTTGAAGACGCAAAAAAATTCTTTAAAGACGAAAAAGAGTCTGAGTTAAAAGAAATAGAAGATACTGAAACTGCTAGAAGAGCACTTCAGCAATCTGAACAAGCTGACAGAGAAAAAACTATTAAGGATTTAATTAAAAATTCTTCTGAAATAAATGATTTTCCAATTACTACTAAAAAATCAAAAGATGAACTTACTAGTTATATATTTGATAGAAATAACAAATATGTAGATGATAATGGTAATGCTTATATGATTACACAGTATCAATTGGATAAAGTTGAAAGACAAAAAGTTAAAGAAGTAAAATTTGAGGATATAATTTTTGATGCACTATATACTAAAAATAAAGGTAAACTTACCTCTATTAAAAAGAAAGGTGTAACAGAACATTCCAACAAATTTAAAGAACTAAGTAAGCAATACAAACAGCAATCCACGGCGTCAAAGTTAGCCACTGGAGGAGGAAAAAACTCTAAAAAGAGTTCTAAATCTAAATCATCATTTAATGATTGGCTTGCTTTAGATTAATAAATAAATAAATAAATAAAACAAAAAACAATGGCAAATTTAAATTTAAAAGCAAAAGTACGCCACAGACCGTGGCATGCTAACGATACAGAAATGAACCACCTTGCAAAGGCAGGTTTGGTATCACCAGAAAAAGTATCTAGAAAACTTGAGCGTCAGTTCATATCTAGATCAAATATGTATAATCCAATGCAAGCGTATGCTGATGCAAATCCTTCACGTGTGAAGAAAATGACTCAAGACGTTTACGAATGGGAACTAATGGGAGCGTCTGATAGACCTCTTGTATGTGTTCGTGATTTAGAACCAGCTAACCTTAAAAAAGGTCTTGGTAAATCACAATTTGAGATTATGTTGGATGCTAATTGGTATAAAGTAGGTGATGTAATAGCCCCTGCTAACAAAAAGTACTTGCTAAGAGTACAAGCACCCCCAGTTAAAGTTGGTGGAGCTAAAGGTTATAAATACACAGTTATGTTTCAAGAAGATGACAAAACAATGTTTCTTCCAAACTCATACCTAAGAACAGGAGCTAAATTCTCAAAACTATTCTCTACTTATGGAGAAGGTTCTGATAGTGCAGGTTCTGTACATTTTGCAATGCCTTTTTCTCTTAGAACGCAAACTTCTAAGATTAAGAAGGAATACAAGATTACAGGTGATGCTGCGTCTAAAGGAGTGCTAGAAATTGCACTAATGGATGCTAATAACAAAGTACATGAATCTAAATGGATCAATTATGCAGATGCTGAATTTAAGGCACAGTTCGCTCGTGAGAGAGAATTCTTATTTTGGTATGGAAGAGAGTCTAATGGTACTCCTGACACTACTGGTCGTCCAGTAAGAACAGGTGCTGGTATAGAACAACTGATGGAATCAGGTCATCTTCATTATTATAACAAATTAAGCACTAAGCTTATTCAAGAGTATCTTGAAGACATTTTTTATAATAGAGTAGGATTTAATTCACGTCACGTACAGTCTTACACAGGTGAGTACGGATCAGCTTCTCTACATAAAGCATTAGAAAGTGATGCTAGTAAGTTCCTTACAATGGATACTTCTATCATTAATGATGCTGCAGGTTCTGAATTCAATAAGAATGCTAAAGAATTTGGTCGTCAGTTTGTACGTTATAGAGGAATTAATGGTGTTGTTTTTGACATAAACCATAATCCTTGTTATGATGATACTTCTAAACAATGGTTGGTAGACCCAGTAACAGGAAAGCCTGCAGAATCCCAGAAATTTACTTTCTTTGATCTTTCAGACTCAACTGGTGGTGGTAACCTAGAAATACTACAAGGTGAAAAGAAGTCAGGTTATGTATCTGGTCTTACTTCTCCTTATGGTGCTAACCGTGGTGAAATGATGAGTAATTCTGAAGATGCTTATACTATGATTGAGCAAGAGGAAGCAGGTGTTAAAATAACAGATGTTTCTAGATGTGGTCAACTTAGACTAAGTATTAGTAAATAAATAAAAACTTATAGGGAGAGCATAACACTCTCCCTATATTTTAAATTGATATATATATATAAAATGAGAGAAATAAAAGAAGCAACAGTAATAGTAAGACCCGTAATTAGGAAAAAGCCTTGGGTTAATACTAAAGAATTTGATAAAAATAAATTACATAATGCTAGTACAGTATTAGTTCCAGATTATGATTCCTATGGTTTACATACTGGATTAACTGAAGAAAGCGAATCTAAGTTTGAAAAACTATTAGGTTATCCTGAAAAGCATTTAGCTAGTGTAATTACTAATGAATATTGGACTAATTTTACCATTAAATTGAAAGATGAGCCAAATGTGTACCATAAAGCCACTCCAAGAGAGGCTCTTATAATTGAAGTACTAAAAGCACATGGTAAAGTAGCCAATTCAATAGAAGATATTAGTCCTGATACAGACTTTTATATAGAAGATATAGAAGCTGAAGCAGAAGAAAATATTAAAAAAGTTGAACTTAAAGAAGAAGCATTCCTTAAATTTGCTAAACTTTCATCTCAAGGTAAAAAAGACATATTAAAAATATATGGAGAAGGTGGAGATACTGTAAGTGATACTACTATAAAACAAATGTTAGCGTCTAAATTAGAGGATAGTCCAGAAAAGTTTTTAAGTATTACTAAACTATCTAAAGAAATAGTAAAGATTAGAGCTTTCATATTTGATTTAGAAGATTATGGTGTAATTAGAAAAAGAGCAGATGTTTACTTTGATGGAGACAATAGCTTAGGAGATATTAGAATATTCTCTGAATTCCTATTACAACCAGATAAGCAATCTTCTTATATAATGTATAAAGATAGATTAGAGCATTCTAAACTAAGTAGCTAAATTTAATGACTGTAGAAGAACAACATATTGATTTTAAAAGGAAACTTAATAAAGTTGATTCACAGAATTACAGAAATTTTAGACCTGAAGAAATAGATTTATACCTAAATGAAGGTCAAGAACTTTTTGTTAAGAAAAGAATTAACCGTAATAATACATATCAACTTGGTTTTGAAACTACTCAAAAAAGAATAGAAGACCTAAGAGATATACATATTAAGTTTGAAGGTGATACATTACAGCCTTTAACAGCTTCTATTGTTAATGCTAATGTCTACAGATTTAATTTAGAGGATTTAGGGTTAGTAAATGGTAAATTAAAATATCTTTACAAAACTAGAGTAAGCTTTAAAGGTACTAAAGGTGAATGTACTAATGTAAGCCTAGATGGTATTGCTGCTCAAACTGATGATTTAAATGAAATACTAAGATCAGAGTTTTATAACCCCTCATTTGAGTGGAGACAAGCTCCTTACTTATTTTCAGAAAATTTCTTGTATGTATATACAGATGGAACATTTTCAATAACAGAGTTAGAGTTAGATTACATTAAAAGACCATTAAAAATAGCTAATCCAAATGCTATAAAAAATAATTTGGGAGCTGTTATAGGATATAATTACCCTGACGGTACTACTGCAGTACAGACAGACTGTGAATTACAGTCTATGTATGTTACTTCAGAAATAGTAGATGAATCAATTGTATTAGCAATGATGGATTTAGGGGATCAAAGAGTACAACTTGGAAATACTAAGTTGAATATAAACGAATAAATAAATAAATAAAATGGAAAAAAGAGTAAGTAAATTTTTGTCACTAGTAAATAGTGGTAAAGCAGTAGTATCTAACGGTACAAGTCTTTATAATCTAACAACTGGTGCTTTTAATATAGACCCAGGACAACTTGGAATGTTTGACTATAATACAAAAATAGCTATCTCTTCTTCTGTTCCTTCAACTACTAAAAAAGTATATTTTGTAGTAGGAGTAGATGCAGACGGAGATGGTACAACAGATAATTTAGAGGTTTCATTACCTATTGATATTAAGAGAGTGACAGGAGTGGAAAAACAAGATTACGTTGCACCTGTACCTCAAATGCAATTTATTAATTGGGCAAAAACTAGTTGTGAAACTGACTATTGCTTAAAAGTAAATGTAGACTCTGTAGAGATTTCTGAATATTTAGGATTTAATCCTTTATATAAGACATTTACAGTTACTACAGATTGTTGTGATGCAGATTGCGACACTTGTGGTGGTGGAGATTGTGCCCTTTTAGGAGCATCTCTTGTAGAGCAAATTAACGCAGATCCTGATAAATTCTTTAGTGCAGCTTTAGTTACACCTGGAGACTTTACATTAGAGAATGTAGATTTAACATCTGACACAGAAGTAGACATAGTATTTAATGGAGTAACTACTACTTCCGCAGCTGTAACAGTTTCTGATGACGCTGCTGGAGCACTTTTACTACAAAATTCTATTAGTGATGCTTTAGTTGCATCAGGTTTAGGAGGAAAAGCTACTGTAGTATTTAACGCTACTACTGACTTTACAGTATTAATTCTTAATTCAGCAGCTGCAAGTATTACGCTAGATTCTACAGGAGCTATTGCTTCTACAGATTCTGATGGATGTTCTGGAATATTGTTAACTACTAACTTTACCGCACTTTCTGATTTTTGTCAAATACCTACTAGTGTCTTAGATACTTCTGGTGTTAGTTTGACTATAACAGGACTATGTGGTTTTGATTGTAATTTAACTGTAACTGAGCCTCAAAAGCTTGTTTATGAAATGAACAACGGAGTTACCATTAAAAATAGAGAAGAAGAGTCTACAGGATTCGGAACTAACTTGCTATATAGATATACTTCATTAACTAATACTCCAGATAGTGTTATTAATAGAGATCTTTATACAGATGCAAGTTTAAAATATGTAACGTATGCAATTGAGCATGTGGATAATCATGAAGGAGCACCTTCTGGCCATAGATTTGATAGTACACAATACACAATATTAGCTGTTGCAACCTCGGGTGCTGGTGCAGGTTCTACTACAGAAACTGCTATAGATACACTTGTTGGTTTAATAGACTAATTTTATATATCTTCAATTGTTATAATAGGGGTAATAGTTTATTCTGTTACCCCTTTTTATATTAAAAAATAAAAAAAATTAAAATGACAAAACAATTAATAAAAACTGTAAAAGATTATTTTAATAAATATAGTCTTTTTACAATAAATAGTGATGGCAAAGAAACTAAAGTTAAGCTTTGTGACACAGTTATTCTTGATAAACCAAAATTTTATGGAACATTAAATCAAGTTGCTAAATTTACTTTAGGAGATACTATTGGAGATGGATTAATATATGATAACGGAACTAGTGTAACTAATGCAGGTCCAGGTACAGGTACAGAAAACACTGCTTTTGGATTTGATTCACTTGTAGTAAATACCACAGGTTCTAATAACACTTCTGATGGTTTTGAAAGTTTAAAAGCAAATACTACAGGTAGTAATAATACTGCTTATGGTCGTCAAAGTCTTCTTAGTAATACTACTGGTAGTAGTAATACAGCTAATGGAGTTTTAAGTTTAGGGAGTAATACTAACGGAAACAATAACACAGCTAGTGGTCAAAGTAGTCTTGCTAGTAATATTTCAGGCGATAACAGTGTAGCTTTTGGATTTGAAAGTCTTAAAACAAATATTGTAGGATCTAATAATACTGGATTAGGTTATAAAACTCTTACTGATAATACATCGGGAGATGGCAACACTGCTATAGGAACTGAATCTTTATCCAGTAACACTATAGGAGAAAACAACACTGCAAGTGGTTATAATGCTCTTAAAGCAAACGTTAATGGAGTTAATAATACTGCTAACGGGTCTAAAAGTCTTGAACGTAATATATCAGGAGGTAACAACACTGCTACAGGAGTTAACAGTCTTTTATCTAATACTTCAGGAGATAATAATACTTCAAATGGAATGGGTAATCTTCAGAATAATACAACAGGAATCAATAATTCCTCTTTAGGGTTTAAAAGCCTTTTTGCTAATACTACTGGAAATAGTAATAATGCTATTGGACGTCAAAGTCTTCTTTCAAACACAACAGGTAGTAATAATGTTTCTAATGGAACAAATAGTCTTCTTTATAATACTACAGGAGATAATAATACTGCTGTAGGGCGTTCTAGTCTTCAAAATAATATTACTGCAGATGGTAATACAGCTATTGGTTATAGTAGTCTTTTAAGCAATACCACAGGAACTAGTAACACCGCAACAGGAACTTCTAGTCTTTTAAATAACACTACAGCAGATGATAATACAGCTTATGGATTTAATAGCCTTGCAGAAAATACTACAGGAACTCAAAATACAGCATCAGGAGTTAGTAGTCTTTTGAGTAACACTACTGCGGATAAAAATTCTGCTTATGGATTTGAGAGTCTTACAGCAAACACTACAGGAGAAGAAAATCAGGCTTCAGGTTGGAGAAGTCTTTTAACTAATACTACAGGAAATAAAAATACAGCAAACGGAGCTTTAAGTCTTGCTTACAATACAACAGGAAGTGAAAACACCGCTATAGGTTATGGTTCTTTACCTAATAATACAACAGGAAGTAATAACATTGCTATAGGTAAATTTTCTCAAAGTGGAGACTTTGATGGTTCAGTTGTAATAGGTCATACTGCAGTAGCAACAGCAGATAATCAATTTGTAATAGGCAGTTCTTCAGTTAATGCAGGAGCTATAACTACAGAAACAATTACTGCAACTAAAACTTGGACAGTAAAAATAAACGGAGATGATTATAAAATAGCTTGCATACCAGTATAAAATAAATTAAAAAAATTATGGATGAATACGATATAGTAACACAGAAACAGATTAAAAAAATAGAAAATTTAATTTGTAAAGAACGTGTTAAACTTAAAAATTTTAAAAGTACGCTAGACACTACAGCATCTACTTCTGTATTAGACCTTACTAATGTATTAGGCATCTATTATACAGGCCCATCAGGAGCAGCTAAAAGTTTAACAACGTATACAACAACAGGAACAACTTTAGGAGCTTTTACACAAGTGTTAATTAATACTACTAGTGAACCCACAGTAGATGGTTCTTCATCTCCAATTTCAGGAGCAAGTTGGACTACAGGTGTAGATATGTATATGGTAGTTACTTATAATGGAACCAGAGTAGAATACTTCTTTTTAGAAATATGAATTTAACATTATTACATAAACTACGAGTAAGCGGTGCAGCAGGTCTATTTTTAGACACTTACGCAGGAGCAGCAGCAGCCTACTCTTTGCAAAAAATAAAGGCTACTACTACGAATGTAATCAAAGCAAGGCGAAGTAGTGATGATGCAGAACTAGACTTTACAGCAGCAGAAATAACGGACGGCACACTTACCACTTGGACGGGTGCAGGTGATGGATTTGTGACAATATGGTACGACCAAAGCGAGGATAACCACATTATAAATGCAACATCTGGGGAGCAGCCTAAAATAGTTGATAGCGGTTCTGTTGTACTTGAAAATGGTAAGCCTGCTTTGGATTTTGGGGGGAGTAGTGAGCTTAATAAAGCTACAGTTTCAATAAGCAGTAACGACTATTCTTTTTTTGGAGTGGCTAATACTTCAGGTAATGGTACTAAGACATTATTTAGAAATAGAGAACTTGGTACTTTTGGATCTTTTGAAGGTGTAGGGTTTTTAGAACTAAACCATAGTAGTATACAAAACACATTTATTGATGATGGTAGCGGTAACGCTTTACAAGCGTCATCAAATTCTTTAACATATTCTCAGCAAATAATAACTACTTTGTACACTTTATCTACGGCAGCATTATATTCAAATGGTAGTCAAATAGGTTCTTCAAATCAGGGGTCTGGGTCAACTCCATTAACTGGTCCAATAGCATTACCCTACTTAAATGTAGGAGGTAAAATATTTAGCAGACCTTGGCAGTCTACGGTGCAAGAAATAATCCTTTATAATTCCAACCAAACAGCAAACAAAGCAGGCATAGAGTCTAACATTAACGGAAGATATACAATTTATTAATGATAGGCTACACATACATAACAGAAGAGCTAGCCATAACTGCACGCAAACAATGTGCTGACTATTACGGACTACCCAAGACACCTACAAGTACTACACTCTATAAGGTCAATTACTCAGAGGCTAGTCTTGATACTCCAAAGTTTTGGTATATAAAGTTTGATGAAAGCATAAGAGTAGTTTTAGGGCAGCCAAAAGAATTTAATATCACCACAGAAATATAATAAAATAAAAAAACATGCTAAATTTAAAATTAACAAACTTTGTATTAGAAGGATTAGTGTCTAATGGAGACTGGCTTTCTATAGACTCTGGTTTAGGAGAAGAAATTACTAAAGTAAATATAAAAGCTTTAGAAAAATGTAATAGCTGTTCTGGAGCAGACAGTGTAATAAATACTTTTGAATTAGATCTATCAAGTAGTTCTACATATTACACAATAGTAAATGATGTAGTTACTATAAATCCTCAAGCTTGGCTTCAAGCTGCTGATATGAAAGAAGGTATATATAGTTTAAAAGTAGAAATAGATGTAAATGATGGAGCAGATGCTGTTTCAAATTACTATAGTTATTATGTATGCAGTTTTGTAGAAGGAACAATACCTTGTAAAATAGCAAAAAAAGTACAAAATAATTTATACAATTCAGAATTAGTTCCATTATACAATGCAGTAAAATTAGCATTAGATTGTGAAAATTGCTGTACAGCTTGTAATATACTAACATATTTAAAACAAAAAATAAATGAGTGCAGAGATTGTTAAAGCCTTAAATATAAATTTAATAAATGCTTCGGAAGAATTTATACTAATAGATAGTTTAAAAATGAAAGGAGCTTTTGAAACTAAGAAAGAGTTGTCATACAACTTAAATATATTATTTCTATTAGAAAATGGAAGTTGTATTAATATAGATAAAATACTTTGTAATGAAATTTTTTAATAAATGCCCAATATCCCGAGAAGAAGTTATTAATATAATAACTACTAAAATTACTCAAGAAATAACAGGTACTACAATAGGTTGTGCTAGTACAGTTTGTGATGATGTCGCAGATTTACAAGCAGTTAATCATAGAATATTTATATCAGATGGTATAACTACTGAAGAAATTGCGGTAGGAGAAACTATTACTTTAGCAGAAAATGTAGCAACTAAAGTTAAACCAATAGTAAGTGAAACTAACACTTTTGCTTTTGCAATAGATGTTACAGGAGCTACAGATGGTCAAGTATTTACTTATGACGAAGACACTGATACTATTATTTGGAAAAATTTATCAGATCTAGTATTTGATATAGGTAAAACTTTATTTGTATCTAAGGAAGGAGTTGATGCAACTGGTCTAAGAGAAAGTTTAAATACTCATTATCTTACTATATCTGCTGCATTAGCAGATTCTTTAGAAGGGGATACTATACAAGTGTATCCAGGAACTTATGAAGAAGGTATAATAAACCTTGACTCTTTAATTGATGAAACAAATGGTTACAGTAAATTAACTTTAAATTTAATTGGAAATGTTATTATAGATGGCAGTATTGTAGGTACTAAATATGGTTTAGATATTTTAGGTAAAAGTGCTACTATAAGTTCTACGGAAGAAGTTGCTATAAATTTAACTGGAACAAATTCAAGAGAAACTGTTATAGATTTATTTAGAGTACAATGTGGTAGTATTAATCATTGTTTAAAATTAGATACATTTTTAGGAGCTGATGTTAAAATTAAATATACAAATAATGTAGTAACTGGTGGCGTTCAAGCTTTAGGTGCTGTAGATATTAAAAATGTAGAAACTTTAAAATATCAAGGTGAATCTATATATAGTTATTACAGTGGAGATAATTACATGGTTAAATTATTTAATATAGGATTATTGGATTTTAAAGTTTTAAAACTAACAAACTCTGATTTTTATAAAAGTATATATATTGAACAATGTAGTGGGTATGTTACAATAAATTATGTAAAAACTGGATTTCAAGGATTTAAAATAATTAATAGTAATTTAAAATTAATAAACAGTAGTATAAAAGGTAGAGATGATACTAGTAATATTATACAAATAGAAGGGCATATTGGATTAACTTCAAAAGTTATATTTAGTTCTTGTCATATAGAGGGAGAAACACCTACAGATGAAAATCCTCCTTCACCTCAAACTATTAATTTAATAAATATTGGAATACCTACAGTAGGTACTAGTGATTATTGTAATGTTAAATTTGAACAAACAACTATAACTCAAATAAATTCAGATACTAATGCAGGTTGTATAGGTATTTCAGGAGATTGTGCAGCTTCTCATACTAATATTTGGTTACAAAATTGTCATCAGTATAGTGCAAGTGAAATTACTTATATAGCTTTTGATTGTGGAAGCAGTACTTTTATGGGTGATGATGCTAATGTTTATTACTATGGTTCTAATACTTCTAATGGGCAAGTAACAGCTGCAGGTAATACAAACTTTATTGGAACTTTAACATCTGATACAGATTTTGTAAGTAACATAGATTTAATATAACATGGATACTTTAGACATTAAGAACGGAATAGCTGGCGGAGGAGCTGCTAGCTTAATAAAATTTTTGCAAGATATGGATTTAGCCTTACCCCTTTTAGTAGGTATCGTTGTAACTGTAGTTACTACTACAATTTCATACTTACTTAGACATCACATACTTCCAGTAATTTTTAAGAAAAAAAATAAAAAATAATTTGGAAATATCAATTTAAAATTGTATCTTTGTATAATGGAAAGAGATGAAATAATACAGAATAAGGTTAGTAAAAGACAAAAGATTATAAAAAATGCCGTACTTTCTTATTTCTCTAAAAGTGATATTCCTTGCTGCGTTAATTGTGGGTATGAGGATATAAGAGCTTTATGTTTGGACCATGTAAATGGAGATGGTGGAGCACATAGAAAAGGGTTAAAAAATAATAAGAAAGGTTATAATTTATATAATTTTCTTTATAGAAATAACTTTAAGTGTGATTATGCTTTACAAACTCTTTGTTTTAATTGTAATCAAGTAAAAATATTTACTGATAAAGAAGGGTGTTATACTAGAACACAAGAGTGGAAGGATAAAATATCAAAAAGTTTAAAGAATATTAAAAAACCTACAGGAAGTAAATCAAGTAGAGCTGTTAAAGTTAACCAGTATTCGCAAGAAGGCTATTTAATAAAAACTTGGAATTGCATAAAAGATGCTGAAAGATTTTATAACCCAAACACTAATTCTAAAAATATTGTAGCAGCTTGTAATGGTAGACAGCATACAGCTTATGGCTACACCTGGATACACACTATTAAAGATAATAAATAACAAAAGAAGATATGAATAAAGATGAGATAATAGATTTCTTATTAGAAAAAAAAGGTTTTTTAAAAGAAGGTTCACAAAGGCTTGCTGACAAACTAGGGACAGATCCTGAGACAGCACTGGCAGCATTAAGGGAAGCTCGTAAAATAGTGCGAGAAGAGGATAATGAGATTAATAACTTAGTGTTAAAGTCTAAATGGCAAACAGCAGGTGGTGAGTGGAGAGAGTCCTATACCACAAATAAGAACAAAACTTCCAGTGAGTTTAAAGAGTTAAAAAATGAACTTATAAAAGATATAAGAAATTTAAGCCCTTTACAAGTTAAGACTAGAGAAAAAAATACTAAAGACCCTGTAGCATTAGAAATATCTATACCAGATTTTCATTTTGGTAAGATAGATGGAAACTCTATTCAAGAACAAGCAGACATCTTTGTAGAAACTGTTTTAGAGTTGTATGACAAATCTAGTGGTTACGATGTAGAAAGAATAGTTATGCCAATAGGTAATGACTTATTTAATTCAGAAGGCATGAGAGCTACTACAACTAAAGGAACTCCACAAACAGATAATTCTGATTGGAGAGTTAATTATAGAATAGCTTGGATGTCTATTGTTAAAAGTATTAATTATCTAGCTGGTAAAGCTCCAGTAGATATTATAGTTGTTCCAGGTAATCATGACTTTGAAAGAACTTATTATTTAGGAGAAACTTTAGGAGCTTATTACTTTAATAACAATAATGTAAAAGTTACTAACAATGGTGAAAGCAGAAATTATTACGTTTACGGTAAAAACCTTATAGGTTATACTCATGGTGATAAAGAGAAGCCACATGAACTACCTTTAATTATGGCAGTAGAGCAACCTTTATTGTTTGCTAATACTACAACTAGATGTTGGCATTTAGGTCATATACACAAACACATGAAAGATGAATACCAAGGAGTTGAAGTAGAATTTTTACCTTCTCTATGTGGAGCAGATGAATGGCACAGAGCTATGGGTTACATAGGGAGTAAAAAAAGAGCAACAGCTTATATTTGGAATAAAGAAACTGGAAAAGAAGGTTTCTTACAAGTTAATAGATAAAAAATAAAATGAAAATAAGAGAGGCCATTGATAGAGTTCAAAGTTTATACAGTAAAGGTGCAGCTTCGGATGATACTAGATTAAGTTCTAGACACATATATTCTAAATTAAAATCTGCTAGAAGTTTTTTATTAAATAGAGAATTAAATAAAAATAAAAAGCTATCAGAAAGAAATATAGAATATTTAGAATGTATACCTTTAATAAAAGCTTTACCTTATGAATGTCCTTGTATACCTGCATTAGGTTGCACTATACTAAAAACTGAATGTAAAATACCAAAGTTTGTTTCTAACAAAAGAGGAGATTATATAATTAGTGTAAACTCTATAGATGGGGAATATCACTTCTCTCCTACAACTTTTGAAGATAAAAAATACAAAGCATTTAATAAATACACAAAAAATGCAATTGATTATTTTACAAAGAATGATTATCTCTATGTTACATCAAAAGAATTAATTCCTGCAATTACGGTTGCAGGAATTTTTGATGACACTACAGATTTTAATTGCAATAGCTGTTGCGAAGAATCTACTAAGTGTGAAGATATAAGAGATAAAGAATTTAAAGTTGATTCTTATTTAACAGAGCCTATAATTGAATTAGCATTTCAAGAACTAATTAATCAATTTAGTAGAATACCAGAAGATTTAGAAAATGATTCTAAAGATAAATGACAAAGACATTAACTAACTTCTATAGAGATTATAGAACAAAAAATAAAGATACTCACTTTGATTTAGTTCAGGGTGAGTATAAGTTTTTAGTAAAAGTTCTAATTAAAGAAATACTAAATGACATACAATCTGGTAAAACTTTTAAATTTCCTTTTAACTTAGGAGATTTTTATATTTATAAAAAAAGGCAAAAGAGAAAACCTATAGACTGGAAAAATACTAAAAAATTTGGTAAATATATTTATCATTTAAATTTACACAGTGATGGTTTAATATTTAAATATAAGTGGAATAAAAATAAAGCAAGATTTATAAACAAAAGTATTTATGAATTTAAACCTAGTAGAGCAAACGCAAGAGCTTTAGCTAAATTAGCAAAAGCAGATAACTTAGAAATAGTAAAAATAAAATGAGTAAGTACAGTTTAGTATCAGTTAATAACCTTATAGCAAAGTCTGTAAGAGAAGGACTCACTGGAGTTGGAGTATCTGAAGCAGATACTGTAGAAATGATTGGAGAGGCTTTAGAATTCATAGGAGCTTTTGGGCAATATGAAGAAGAGTCTATAATTTTAAAAGTAGAAGATCATAAAGTTTCTTTACCAAGTGATTTAGTAGAAATTATTCAAATAGCTTATACTAAAGAAACAGTAGATAATAATTTATGTTTAACAGATGAAGGAGAAACCTTGGATGAATCTTGTCCAACTTGTCCTGAAGCTGAAACTCCATCTTGTTGGAATTCTCATAATGAATATTATATACCAGAACAAAGATATTATGATGTAATAGCTTCATACAATACTGTATCAAATTACAATAATAATTATTACAATAATTTTCAACCTTTAAAACTAGACAAATCTAACTTTAGATCTGCTAAAAGTTCTCATTGTATGGATTCAATTAATCTATACTGTGATTCAGAAGATTCTTATTCAATACATAAAGGTTATATAAATACAAGTTTTCAAACTGGAACATTAGCTTTAGCTTATTTACAACAACCTACAGATGAAAATGGGTATCCTATGGTTATAGATGAAATTTCTTTTAGGACAGCAATAGTAGCTTATTTAAAAATGAGGCTAGCTGATATAAAGTATTTTACAGACCCTACACCTTCTCATGAAAGATTATTACAAAGATATACAAATGACTGGCAATGGTACTGTAAACAAGCTAAGAATACCCAACTTATGCCTTCTAACTTAGATGAAAGAGAACAACTATACAGAAGCAATATGAGATTAGTTAAAAAAAGAAATGCTTATGGATCTTTCTTTGCTAATTCTAACAACTTAGATAATTTAAATTTTAACAATTATGGCTAGAAATAACAGAATAAGAGACAGTAATGATAATGAAAGAGGTAGATATAGTCAGAACAGTAGAGATAGAAGAGACAGGAGAAATACAAAATTAAGAAAAGAAACTATTGATAGTTTTGAATCTGGACTTCATACTGATTTTTCTCCTAACAGACAACCTGATGGCACATATAGATTTGCTTTAAATACTATTTCAGAAACTACTGAAGGAGATTTAGGTTTTAGAAGTAATGAATTATCTAATGAATCTGTAGCAGCTTTACCTGAAGGTTTTCAGGTGTTAGGTCATACTTATATAAGTGGAGAAAAAGATGTTATATTTGCAGTTAATAGTTTAACAAACATTTCTTTAATTGGAACATTAGATAAAAATTACAATTTTGAAACTTTAATAGAATCTGATTGTTTAGATTTTAATATATGTAATGAGATTGAAGCTACTTATAGAGTTAAAAATGGATGTGATACTATAATTTATTTTGTAGATCATTTGAATCCTGATAGATCAGTTAATTTAAATTACTTAGAACAATATATAAAATCAGATTATCAAGAAGGAACTGACAATCCTTTATCTAAATGGAACTGTGAAGAATTTCAAATTGAAAAAATTGATGATAATTTATCAGTTAGTTTTTTAAAATATTTAGAAACAGGTAACTTACCTATTGGTACTATTCAACTAGTTGTAAGACATTTAGATTCAAATAAAAATGGAGCAGGTTATACTATAGCTACTGAAACTATACCAGTTATAGATGATAGATACTCTGAAACTTATTTAAATATAGATGGAAACATTGCTATGAACAGTAATAAATCTATAGAATTTGAAATTAATGGTATAAATTTAAATTATGAATTTTTAGAAGTAACAGCTATTGTAACTACTGCTAGTGTAACTTCTTCTTATGTTGTTGCTGAATTACCTATAACGGAATCTTTAATTAGGTACACTGTTACTAGTATTGATGATTCTGTGCCTACTGATGTTAGATCTATTAGTAGTGTAAAAGAAATTTATAGTTCTAAAAGTATTACTCAATTAGAGAACAGATTAATAAGAAGTAATATAAAATGCAACTCTAAAAATTATTCAGGATTACAACAATACGCTAATGACATTAAATCTCATTATGAAGTTTATGAACAAGATTCTACTGATGTAAATGACATAGCTGTAAAAACTGGAGATTATTATTGGTATGGTAAATCTTATATGCGTGATGAAATTTATGCATTTGGTATAGTTTATAAATATAACAATAATACTTTTTCACCTGTTATGCATATTCCAGGCAGAGCTAAAGATTCTTTTACAGGAAGTACTCAAGGTGCTCACAGGCCAGATTCTATAACAGGTTGGGATTCAACTTCTTATGATTTAGTAAGTTCAAGTTGGGATAATGTAAGTAGTATTCCTGATACAGAAGCAGAACATTTATCTTTAATTGCGGGGGATACAGTTGAAAGGTGGAAAGTTTATAATACAGCTTATAAAGATTCTTCTTTAAATTCTAACGTACATTCTGCGGGTCAAATGGCTTATCATGAATCTAATGCTAATTATCCTAATACTAAAGATTGTAATGATAATTTTATATTTGGGGATTTAGTGGGAACTCCTATTAGACATCATAAATTTCCTGATAGTTCTTTAGAACCTCACTCTTCAAATAACAATATACATCCAATAGGTATTAAATTTAAAAATATAATTTTACCCCCTGATACTAAATCTTATAGGATTGTTAGGTGTGATAGAGATGAAAATAAAACTGTATTAGATAAAGGTATTAGTTTTTATGGAAGAATATCTGAAGTTGGAGACTCTCCAATACATTTTCAACCTTTTTTAGGTAATTTATCTAAATTAGAACTTGCTATTGGACCAACTACAGGACTTAGAGTAATTCCTGATGGTCTTGAATCAGGTGCTTTAATAGGTGCTGGAGATACAGTTCCTATTCAAAATACTATTAGTGACAGGATATGTTTTCATTCCCCTTTAACTAAGTTTGTAAAACCATTTATTAAAGCAAGTTATTTAAAAACTGAAAATGTTTTAAATGCAGCAGCAGAAACACCTTATTTGCAAAGTAATAGAAGAACAAGTATTGGATTATCTTTTAATACAGATGATGTTGAAATTAATGTAAATCCTTCTTTAAATACTAGTATTAATTCTGTAATAAATAAACAAGCATATATTGGAAAAAATTCTATTTTACCTGCTGGCATTTTAACAGAAAAATTTATTAATAATTACTCTGATGATACTTTTGCTATAGAAACAAATAGTAATGTACGAGCTTATGATGGTAATACTGAAGTATTTACTCATGCAAATGATACAATTACAGAAGGCTCTAATGGTAGCGGAGGAACTTTAAGATCAGGGTCACAAGCTATTTATCAATCATTAAAAGTTGTTAAAGATGTTTACAATAATCTTAACAGATTAATTTATTATACTGTATCTAAAGATTGGACTGAAGCAAATGAAACTTTAGTTTTAGGAGGAGATACTTTTATTACTAGATTTAATTTTATTAATTCAGGAAGAATGATAGCTGAATCTGAAGAATGGGTTAATGAAGATAATAAAATAGCAGATAGAAAACACAATTATAGTTCTTTAATAGGATTTTTTACAGAATCTACTATTAATTCAGAATTAAGACATGAGTTGCCTGGAGAACTTTACTATCCTAAAACTTTAAATGCAGGTTTATTTTTAAATTGTATAACTGATGATGGATCTGGTTATACCCCAAATTATTATAATTACAATTCTGATTTCCATAAACCAAATAATATAAATGCTTTTATTAGTTTACCTAATTCATATAGATATTGTTCAGATTGTGAGTGTTTATTTCCAAATAGAGTTCTTTACTCTGAAAGATCTTTTCAAGAAGAATTAGCGGATAACTATTTAAATTCTAAAACTAATAATTATAGAGACATATTAGCTAACAAAGGTGATATAACTAAAATTTTTAATTATCAAAATAAATTATTTATAGATACAGAGGAATCTAGATTTTATTTACCTTCTACTAATCAAGCTATTCAATCTAATGAATCACAAGTGTTTATAGGAACTGGAGAATTCTTTTCTGCTTCTGTACAAGAGCTTGTAGATTCAGATGTAGGTTACATGGGTAATCAATCTCAAAGAGCTTTTAATATAACAGAACATGGAGTTTTTTCTTTAGATGCTAGAGATGGTAAAGTATTTTTATTTAATGGTAAAACAAATGTTATATCTAATAAAGGTAAAAGAAATTTCTTTGAAAATAATTTAGAATTAAATTTAGAAACTGAATATGAAGATGTAACTGGTTTAGAATTTCCTTGCCCAGACAACCCTACTAATAATGTAGGATTTGTAGCAGGTTATGATACTAGATATGATAGATGGCTATTAACTAAACATGATTTTAAATTAACAGACAAAAGTAAAAGGATGTTAACTGAAGTACAAATATTTAATCCAAATATACCTAGCACTGGTTCATTAAAATTTGAAAATGGTAATTGGTATATTGTAACTCCTGATTCATTTTCAACTGAAATAACTAAATTAATTTATCCTAAAAATGAACCTACTTTATTTGAAAATTGTAGTTGGACAATTAGTTATTCAGTAAAAGATCAATCATGGACTAGTTTTCATAGTTACATTCCTAATTATTATATAGATAGTAAAACTAAATTGTATAGTACTATTAACAATGACAATAACATATGGAAACATCATAAAAGATTTGAATACCAAACTTTTTATGGGGTACAATATCCTCATATAATTGAAGTAGTTGCTAATAAAAATCCTATAGAATCTAGTATACACAATGCTGTAAGATTTCATACTCAAGCTCAACAGTGGGATCCAATTAATAAATATTTTATAGATAAAAGGTTAATAACTTTTGATAAAGCTAACCTATACAACAGTTATCAGTCTTCGGGTGACATAGACTTGTTAACTAAAAGGGTACAGAATCATTTAGGTAGAGACCAAGAGAGTTGGCATCAACAAGCTTTATTAGATATAAATGAAAAAGAATATAGCTTTAATGAATTTAGAGATTTAGTTGAAAATAGGGACATACCTTTATTTACAAAAAATTGGGAAGAACCTTCTTTTCAGGACAAATACTATATTGATAAGGTGATAAATCCCACATCAATAAACTTAAACAAAAACTGGTGGGAACAAGAGGTATTCAGGGATAAGTACTTGTTAATACGACTTTTTTTCACTACCTTTGTAAATACTAAGTTAATAACTAACTTTAATATTACAGATAAAAATTACACAGAGAGATAATTATGAAATCTAAAAAGAAATATAGTAGAAATAAAAAAGCTTCACCTTACACCTTATCTAAGTATATGGCTGGAGGTGCAAGTATTTTTGATAGTTTTCCTGATGGAGGGTTAGGGGATCCTCCTCCAACTTATCAAGATAGTATGACTTTGTACAATCAATACCAAGAAAATAGTGATTATATGAGTAATATGTTTGGGGGAGAAGGTGAATATAAACCTGGAAAAGTGACTCGTAATGATTTTAAAAATGGGTATTTTTACAAAGAAAATCATTCAAATAGTATGGTGCAATCTTTTGATGATCCTGTAAAACTAACTATGCCAAATCCTGATATAAATTTATTAGATAATTATCAAAAAGAAACAGATATTGCTCCAACAGGTACAGAAACATACTCTAATAATAGAGTATATCAACGTCCAGTTATTTCTGGTCAAAATTCATCAATGTCATATACCCCAGATTCAAATGACGGGAGACAAGGTTACCCATTTACTTATGAAAGTCCAGGTGTAGATAGAATAAATATTAACAGGTTTCAAAGACCTGTAGGAAGTTCTAATGTTTTACCAAGTGCTTCTGCATCTCAATCAAATGTAAATACTAATACTCCCCCAAAACCTAATATGAATACAGATTGGACTGCAGTATTACAATCAGAAGGTAAAGATGGGTCTTATAGTTCTCGTAAACAAATGTATAATGATATGGGATTAGCTGCAGAATTTGGTGCTTACAATGGTAGTTCAGCTCAAAATATATCTGCATTAAAAAGATATAAAACACCAAAAACTAATACAAAAGAATCAACTGTTATTACTCCTACTGCTACTACTCAAAATGTAAAAAAAGATCCTGTAAATACTTCAAGTACTTCAGTTTCTAAAAATAAAAAAATTATTCAAAAAATAAATTTACATGGTAAGACTTTTGACGTGTATGATCAGGATGAGCTAGATAGAATAACTAAAATGTATCCTGAGTTAAAAAATCAATCTGGTTCTACTATAGGAGCTTCTAGACATAAAGAAACAACTAAAGGGTGGGATAATGATCAATTATTAGATGCTGATGGTAATGTAATAGTAGATTTAAATAAAAATACAAAAGAAATGAAAAAAACTACTCCAAACAAAGAGTATAGTAAATATACAAATATAAAAGGTAAACAATATGGTTTTAATACTATAGAAGAATTTAATGCTATTGCTAAAAACCAAAATATGCCTAAAGGTTGGGCTGAAGCTAATGCACCTCAATTTGCTAAAGGAGGTGCTATGCCTCCTAATGTACCAGGAAAATTAGATTTTTTAGAAAATCCTAATGGAATTAATGATATTCCTGGAGGAAATCCAACTATGCCTTATGGACAAATGGGTCAAATAGCTGCACAAGGAATTGAACTTGGTGCTACTAATGAACAATTTTATGGGCAAGAAATAGATTCCCAGGGAGAAGCTGTAGGTAAAGGTGCTTTAAAAGGTGCTGGACAAGGTGCTACTCTTGGTACTATGATAATGCCAGGAGTTGGAACTGCTATAGGTGCAGGTGTAGGTGCTATTGCAGGAGGTTTATCAGGAAATGAAAAAAATCAAAACCAAAGAGAACAAATACAAAAACCTTTACAAAGTATGTCAGGTAATGTATCTCAAAATCCTTATGGTATTCCTAGCATGGAAGAAGGTGGTATGATGAATAATCCTCTTATAAATATTCAAAGTGATGAACTTATGGTTGATTTAGATTCAGGTAATGTTATTGAAGATTATAAAAGCCCTAGATATAAGAGTCATTCTAAAGGTAAAAATAAAGAACATTTAGGTAACTTTGTAGAAGCTCAAGAAAATGGAGTAGTTATTCCTAGAAAATGGAGAGAAAGTTATTTAGATAATAAAACTTCTCGTAAAGGAATTATAAGAGATGTACTTAACAAACAAGTAGATAGAGAACTTTATGGTAAAGATGTTGATGGTAATGCTAAATCTTTTGCTAAAATGAAAGATGGAGGTGTACAACAATATTTGTATGGGGGTGTAAAAAAATATAACTATGGTGGAGGAAATGATCCTCTAAAACAACATGAAAATGATTTAGCTAGTTTTAATCCATCAGGAGGTTTTCCTCCAGAAGGTGATTATCCTGAAATAGATTTATCAAGAATTCCAGATAAAACTGGAGAAACATTTAATGTAAATCAAATAGATCCTAGACCTAAAAATACTAATAAAGACAGTGTTTGGACTAGAGGTAATACTATAGGTGCAGCAGGTAACATTGTAGGAGGTTTAGGGCCACTAGCAATGACTTTAGCAAATGGAATGGATAAAGATGAAGTTAATGAGTATGCTAATGTAGAAGGTGCTGCTATCAATGAGTTATCAGGAATACATAGAAGAGGTAAAGAAGATACTTTAAATAATATAAAAAGACAAGCTAATGTAGTTTCTAATATAAATAGAAATAGATCAGGTTCTTTTGCTTCTATGTTATCAAATGAGCAAAACATAATAAATAACACTCAACAAAGTTTAGCTGAAGCTGGTTTAGGTTATGATACTAATGAAGCTAGTGCAACTTCTCAATTAAGAATGCAAGGAGATTTGCAAGATGCTAGAGGTAGAACTCAAAAGAATGTTAATGAAGATATGAATAAAGATAATTACTACAGTAATCTTTCAGATAATGTAAGTAATCTTGGTGATATGACACAAGGTTTTGGTAAAAATATGAATCAAAATGAATCAAATAAAGTTAAATTAAAAATGCTACAAGAAATATCTTCAGATTTTACTATGGATAGTAAAGGTAATTTTTTATTTAAAGGAAAAATAGTTAATGTGTAATGAGTAGATTTTATAAAACTAGTAGGGGTACACCTGCAGATTGGGCATATGATATGCCTTACCAAGAAATGTTTCAAGGCTTGGGTGCAAAACAAATGCAACAAGATGCAGAAATTGCTAAAACAAAAAAATGGGAAGCTCAAAGCCAAAAATTAAGATCTTTAGAAAAAGATAATGATCAAGCTGAAGGAATTATGAAATGGATAGATAGCTCTGCAGATAAATTTTCTGGAATGGATCTAACAGACAGAGTTAATAAAAATCAAGTTCGTGATTTTTCCAGAGAAGTAGCTAAAACTTTTTCACAATATGGTGCTGCAGGAAATATTCAAGCTAATTATGATGCTAGAGCTGCTAGATATAAAGAATTAAAAGAAATACATAAAGATAATCCTATGATGGTTGAAAAAGCTATGAGAGGTTTTGATGATAAATATAAAGGTGTAGGTGGACAAGAAAAATATGGAGCTGAATATGAAAATTATGGTTCAAGAGGAATATCTAAATACCAAGATAACGTTTCTCAAGTAAGAACAGCTATGTTAGACGCTGAACAAGATATAGTAAAAGGAGAATTTACAACAGCTGTAATTCCTTATTTTGTCAATGAAACTGAATTTACTAAAATGAAACCTGTAGAAAGAATGGAAAGAGTTATGGAAAGTGTTTTATCTCAAGGAGCTAATCAAGATTATATTAGAGATGCTGTAGAATTTGGTTATGAGTCAGGTCTTACTAAAGAGTCTTATGAAGCAGACATGTATAAAGAAGTTCCTGTATTGCAAGAAGATGGTACTACTAAAATGCAAAAACAATTAAATGATAAAAGTTATAAAGCAAAATTATTTAAAGATACTTATGGTAGTATTGGAAGTACTTATGAAAAATCTTCTAAAACTACTAATAATAGTTTATATAATCAAGACAGAGCTTGGTCTAGAAAAAAAGCAGCCATAGATGCTTTATTCCAAGTAACATTAACAGAAAATTTAGATGCTAAAACTAATAGAGAAACAATAGATTTAGTAGGTGAATTTAAAAATGAAGATGTAGAAATGAATCATAAAGTTGAAACTGTAAGTATGACAAGATCTTCAGGTGGATTTAGAGATAGACAAAAACTTATGGAAGATACTGCTGAAAAGTATAATGTAGATATAGAAGATGTTTATGTAAATCCTATAAGAGATTTATCAACACCAGGTAAAGTTACTTATGAAGTAGGTTATAAAAGACATAAAGAAGACATGACTTTTAATGATTTTACTGATAAACAAAAAAATCTAGTAACTCAATTAAATAATGGTAATCCTATAGATGATTTTGAAGAAGGTTTAACTCTTTTAACTAATTATCAAAACTTTAGAAACGCACATAATACTTATGATAATGCTAAAATAGATATACCTCAATCTGAAAGACTTTCTCACACTAAAGAAGTTTTTGGAGATAAAAATTTAAATGGTTATTTAGAAGGTAGAGAATATTCTATAAGATCAGAAGATTCTAAAATAGATGTACCTGATGATAAGTTATATGAACTTATGAATAGTGCTAAAGTTGGTGGTGGAGAAGGGTCTCCAAGAATATTAATAGATTCTTATAACACTGCAGGAGCAGCTGGTGGATCTTATATAGGAGGAGAAACTATAAGAATTACTGATGGAGACGATAATTACACTATAATAGCTGAAGCTAAACCAGAAGTTTCTAACACTTATGGAGTTCAAGGTAGAATTGGAATTAATGACGTTAAAAATAATGGAAGTGGAGAAATTAATTTTTATAAATTAAATGAAAAAGGCGAAACTGTTCCCACAACATATGATGTAAAAACTGTATGGAATGGAGAATCTTTTGAAAGTAAACTTTCTGAAAAAACTACTCAAAGATTACCAAGTGGAGAAGAAGTTACTGTATTAATGCCTTCAGCAATTAATTTTGATCAATTACAAAATGTTGTAAAAAATCAATTAGAAAATGATTTATCTAGAGAAGAAAGTAATCGCATGAAAAAAAATAATGCAACTACTTATATGAAAATGTTTCAATAAATAAATAAAATATGCCAGAAAAAAAAGTATTAACAGTAGAAGATTTTGTACAACAAGGAGGTACAGTAGTACCTGAAGGAGTAACTCCAGAAATAACTACACCTGCAAATGTAGGTTCTGCACCATTATCAGGTAGCATAGCTGCAGGTGAGTATAAAGGAAGAGTTTCTTCAGCTTCATTTAGAGATTTAGGATATGATTTAGAACATTTTCAAGCTAGACAACAAACTACAGGAGAAAAATGGTCTAATGGTATTGCTAAATTTACTGAACAAGTAGGTACAGGAGTAGTAGGTAATGTAGCCAATTTATTTTATGGTACAGGTTCTGCTATTGTAAATGGAAGTTTTAATAAATTTTTTGATAATGATTTTACTCAAACATTAGATTCATGGGATGATGCTACTAGAGAAAAGTTTCAAAATTTTAGTACTAATCAAGAAAGAGATAGAGCTTGGTACAAAAATATGGGTACTGCTAATTTTTGGGCAGATGATTTTTTAGGAGGTATGGCATTTACAGTATCTGCAGTATTATCTGAAATAACTATGACAGCAGCTACAGCAGCTACATTTGGAGCTACAGGTGCTTTACAAGCAGGTATGACTGCAAGATTAATGGCTAAAGCTGCTAGAGGTATAAATTCTTTAAACAAAGCTAACAAAGCTAAAACAGGAGTAAGTGCTATTAGTTCTGCTAGATCAGCTATAAATGCTGCAAATAAAATAGATAAAACTGCTTTATTTACAAGAAGACTTATCACTGGTGCAGGTTATGAAGCAGGTGTTGAAGCTAGAGGATTTAAAGATGAAGCTTGGGCTGAAAGATTAAAAGGTTTAGAAGGTGTTGATTCAAAAGAACAACTAAAAAAATCTAATCCTGAGTTATATAATACTTTAGAAAGTTCAATTAATAGTGCTGCTAATTTTGTATTTGCAGGTAATACTGCTTTAGTTGGTTTATCTAATTTTGTTACATTACCTAAAACATTTGGTAAGGGATTATTTAAATCAGGTTCAATAAATTCAAGCATATTATCTCCTACTAGAGTTTCTGGCAGAGAAGGAGCTTATAATTTAGCTTATAATAATTGGAATAAGTTACAAAAAACTTCACATTTTAGTAAAGAACTTATTAAAAGACCTTTAACTGAAGGTTTATTTGAGGAAGGTGGTCAAGGTTTTGTTAAAAGAACTGGTCTTGAATACATATCTAAATCATATAGTCCTGAAGGAGTAGCAACAAGTTATGATGTTGTTTCAGCTATGAATGATGCATTTGATAAAACTTATGGAAGTTCATTTGACAATGAATTTTGGAAAGAAGTTGGTATAGGTATGATAATAGGTTCTTTAGGTTCTCCTACCTTTAATTTTAAAAGTGGAGCTAAAGGAATGTGGCAAGGATCTTTAGTTGGAGCTGTAACTGACACAAATGATAAAATTGCTGAAGCTGAAAAATTAGTAGAATTAGCAAATGCAGATCCTGGTATGAGTAAATTAGCTCTTATGCAAAAACAAGCTAATTTAGTTCACGAAACTAATAAAGAAATGCATGAAGCTCATAATAAAAAAGATTTTTATAGAGGTAAAAATGCAGAATCTCAAGAGTTTTATAATATGGTTGCTAATAGATACAAACTTGGTGTATCAGATCAAATGCTTGGAGACACTGTAGAAGAAGTTGAAAATATGCCTATTGAAGAGTTTGCAGAAACTTTTGGATATGAAGGTAATATGACTCAAGAGGAATTATATGCCCGTAAAAAAGAAGTTATAGAAACTGCTACAGATAATACTAATAGAGCTGTTGAAGCTATTAGACAAGCTGAAAAGACTATACAAGATTATTCTTTTGTAACAGATGCTGGAACTTTAAATAGTAGTGAACTTATTGAAGCTGTTGCTTATAATGATTACATGGTTAGTGATTTAGATAAAAGAGAAGTTGAGTTAGCTGATAGTATTTCTAAAGATTTAAATATAGATGCTAGAACACTTTTAGATATTCGTAATGAAAATAATAGTGTAAGATGGACTAAAAAAGCTATAGATAGGTTTAGAGGTCATAAAAAAGAACTTGAAGAATCTGAAGAAGAATTAAAAGATGCTGAAAGTATTGATGCTAGTCAGTCAGAAATTGAAGTATTAAGAAAAAAAGTTAACAAACAAAAAAGCAGATATTACAGAGCTCTTAAAAAAGAACACACTAAAAGAAAAAATACTACAAATAAAGGTAAAAAATATGATAGAGACTTTGAATCTTTTAAAGAATTAGTAGAAAGTACTACAGCTTTACAAGATCAAGTAAATAATTTATATGTAGATAAACCTACTAGAGCTAAATCTACTGAAAACAAATTAAATGATTTGACTAAAATGGCATCTCAAAGAGAAGCTTATGTAGAAGATATGTCAACTCTATTATCAATAGAAGGTTTTAAAGCTTTTACAGAAGAATTAGATAAAGTAAGAGAAGCTTCTATAAAAGATTCTAGAATTAATTTATACAACAAATTAAAAGAAATTGTACAATCTAGTGAAACTTTAACTGAAGAGCAAATACAACAAATAACAGAAAAAATAGAAGAACAAGCTAATTTAGACAATAAAGATGTTAGTAAACCAAATACTCTTACAACAAAAAGTGAAAATAAACTTATAAAAACAATTATAGATAATTTAAATACATACAACGAAACTTCTAAAACTTTAGCACAATTTAATAATTTTAAAGTATATTTAACTAATAGTAAAAATAGTTTAAAAGATAAAATTAAAAATGAAGATGATGGTACAGTTGCTTTTGAAGAAATTAAAGCAGAATATGAAGAATTATTAGACACTATTTATAAATTAGAAAATTATGTACAAAGTTCAATAAGTTCTTTAATAAATAAATCTAAAGAAAAATCTTATAATGGTTTTACTAGTGTATTAAATTCTGTAAAATCTTTTGTTAGATTTTTTAATAAAGATGAAAATGGTAAAGATATAAATGTAGAAGAAGTTCTTCAAGGTAGAAGTTGGGATGAAATAAAAAAAGTTCTTCAATTTTCTGTAGAAGAATGGGAAGATGCTCCTGTAGAAGATTCTCCTTCTAAAAATAAAGATGGAAGTTTAATGGACACTGATGTTAAAGTGTCTTCAAGTTATTTACATACAGATGGTAAAAGATATGCACTTAGAATAAAAATAGGAGGTGTTTTAATAGGTGCATTGTCTGTTCCTAATAAATTTACAATTGATGGTAGACCTTTAGATTTTAGTGATTTAAATGATATTAAAAAACTTAATAAAGATTTTACTCCAGAAGAATTAAAACAACTTAATTTTTATAAGCATAATTATGAAGCATTAGTAACTGAAGCTTTATCTGGTACTTATATAGGTTATGAAGCTTTGAAAGATGTTGTTGATTTTAAATTATATTTAAAACAATTAGAATACATACCTAAAGGAGAAGGAAGAACTTCTGTAAAAGATTCTGTTGATTCCCAAGTAAATTTAGGAAACAAAAAAGGACATTTACTTTATAATAGAAATGGATATTCTGTTAGTTCAGAAGATGAAGAAGGTAATGTTAGAAAGACTAAAGGTGCTTATTTATTTTTACATGAAGGTAATAAATATGTATTAAGTAGACAATCTAATCCTGCTATGTATCAAGAAGCTAAAAGAATTATGATGGAAGGTGGAGCAAAATTCACTTCTAAATTATATCATAGTGATTTTTTACTTGTACCTAGAGGTAACAAAAAAGATGGATCAAGTAATTATGGGTTAATAGGTTTAGATTATCCTGCAGAAAATGATGCTACCATAGATGATGAAACTTTAAATACTACTTTTGCAGAAAATATTGAAAAATTTAGTAATTGGTCTGATAAACAAAATAACGAAAATACAGATAAAAATAGTAAAAAATCTATTTACAACATGCCTCTTACAATTACTTTAGTTAGAGAAAATTCTAATACTAAAGTTAATTTAGATATTTCAGTTCCTCTATTAAGAACTAAAAATGAAGATGGAACTTGGAGTAAAAAAGTAACTTTATATGGTAATGCAAAAGGAACTGGATCAACTAGTTTACATCATAGTTTATTTTTAGGTTTAAGTTATAATGAAGATTTTTCAAATATACAAATAGTTACTGACTCTAAAAAAGGAGAAAAAGTTGATCTTACAGTTGCTAATTTAAAAGAACAAATTAATACTAGACTTAAATGGTCTATAACTCAAAAAGACAAAAGAACAGGTACTGTAAACGTTGCTAACATTATAACAGAAAATGGCACTGTACCTTCAGGTAACGTGTCTGTTGCTAATATATATCCTCAAGATGTAAATACTGCTAAAGAAAATTTAGAGCTAGCAGCACGTCCTACTGACGCAGCTATAGTTACAGAACCTTCTAGTAGAATGACAGAAGATATTCCTGAAAATTTTAATCCTACTTCTAAAGATCCTGTAACTCCTGCTCCAGAAGAAAATTCTCCAGCTAATCCTGCTCCACAACCTACTAATTTAGAACCAGATTTAAATGAATACGGTAGTGATTTAAATAAAACTACTTGGGAACATGTTCCAAATAGCTTATCTGCAGGTTTAAAATTATTTATAAAACTTTTAGGAGGTACAGAACAACATGAAATGTTACTAGCAGGTGATATACAATCATTAGGTCCTAAATATTTAGAAGCATTAACTACTATTGCTAAAAGAGAATTTGGACATGACAGTTATAATATGTCACAGTTTTTTAATGATTTACAGATTGTAGAAGATTCTATAAATAATAAAGAAAACGAAGATGATCCAGATTCAGATGATTTAGCTTTTTCTACTAAAAAATTAGAAGGAGAAGCTGTTAATATAGCTCAAGCTAAAAAAATATTAAGTAAAATTTTACCTTCTTCTATTAAAATAAAAAGTCTAGATACTGTATTAAAAAATTTACAAGCTAATGGTGAAGTTTTTGGTGTATTTATGAATAATATAATATACTTAGATTCTAACAAAGCAACAAAAGGTACAGCGTATCATGAGGCTTTTCACGCAGTATTTAGAACTATTTTTACTAAAGAAGAAAAAGAGCAAATGTTAATATTAGCTCAAAAAGAATTTGGAGATCCTACTTCTAAAGATTTAAATGAGTTAAAACAAGTTACTTCTAGATACGATAAATATAGTAAAAAAGAACTTACAGAATTATGGTTAGAAGAAAAATTAGCTGATAAATTTGCAGAATATAAACCTACTAAATTATCTTGGTTACAAAAACTTATAAATAAAATTAAATCTTGGTTAGGGTTTGTAACAGATAGTTCTTTATCTAAAGTATTTGATGCTATTTATGAAGGTAAATTAAAAGACAGAACTTCTACTAGCATTGTTAGTGGAGAACCTGTATTTAGTATGTTAAAAACTTCAGGTAATAATACTTTAACTCCTAGAAATAGTGAAATAATTTTTTCTAGAGTACATCAAAGATATTTAAATAATACTAGTGAAGAATCTTATAAAGTTAAAATAACTAAAGCTATAGAAGAAGTTAAAGAAGAACTTAATTGGATAAATAATCCACGTATAGCTACTGCAAAATCTAAAAAAATGTATAATTCATTGAGAGGCCAAGGTTTACAACTTAATGAAAAACTTATTAGAGATGAAATTAGTTCTAGAATAGGTAATTATAACTTTAATGTAAATACTAAAGAAGTTGAAGAAGAAAATACAGATAATGATGATGAAACTCCAGAAAGAGATTTTAATCCAGATTTAGGTAAATATGCAGGGATAAGTTCTCTTTCTAAAAGAATTAGAACATATTTAACGACAGTTCATCAATCAGAAGATTACTTAGGTTTAAATTTAACTGAAGAGGAATTAAAAGATGATATGTGGAAAGTTAGTGTTAATCATGACAGAGTGTATGATGCACTTGTTAGAGGTTTAGCTGATGTTGCTGAAAAAGATATATTACCTAGAATTTATTTTATGGGACAATCTAATCCTTCTATTAAAACTTTTTTTGACAAAGTAATAATAGATATTCATAAAGAAGCAGGAATAGAAGAAGATTTTGATATAAAAAATTCTTTAAATTATGACAGAAGTACTTTATACAGAGAATTAGTTTCTAATTTTGATAAAACTAAAGTTAATTTTCAAAGTATGATATATGATCCTAAATCTAAAACATATAGAATATTTAATTCTAATAGAAAAAATATTGCAAGAGATCAAGTTTCTAAATGGAATGCTAATTTTAATATTGCTAGAAACTCTGTAGATCCTAATCAAGCTTCTGATTTTATAGAAAAAGAAGTAATGGAAGTTTATGGACCTAATGCAACTAAAAATGAAGGTATTGGTACTTGGGTTGCTAATTTAGATAATAACGCTAAATTTGTAAGAGATAGCTTAGAAGAAAAAATAGGTTTAAAACTACACATAGATTATGTTAAATGGTCTATGATTAAAGATTCACTTATTAGTGAAAATACTGTAGAAATAAATGGTGAAATGTTAGAAAATAGCATAACAGGACTAATTGAACATTACAAAAATATTGGTAACACTAATTTAGCAGTATTAGAAGATTTAGTTCAATTTTATGAAACATTTGAAAGTGCAGGAAATTCATTAGATCAAGAAGTTGATGGAGTTAGGTTATTATCAGACAGACTTCTTAGTATATTAAGAGATGATAAAGCTAATCATAATCCTTTTGCATTGCAAAGTGATGATATTGATGAAGATGTAGCTAGACAAGGTGCAGGAGCTGTTACTAGATTTAAATTTATAGCATCAGCAAATTCAATATTTGATTCTACTCTATCAGAAACTACTTTTAGAAATAATGAAGGTAATAATATTTCAGATAAAGTAAGTAATTCTTTTTATACTGATATGTTTAGAATTTTAAAAACTCCTAAATTTAAGTTTTTATTAAAAGATATTAAAGAAGGAGTTGCTTCTTGGGAAGATTTAAAATCAGTATTAGAAGATAATCAAATTTTTTATACAGATGATTTTATTAAACTGTATATGGAAGCTATATCTAATAATCCTCTTTTAACTGAAAATTTAGATGATATATTTAATGCTAATAAAGAAACTGAAATACTTGGAGGTATTAGAGAAGCTACTTTTACTGAAGATGGTTCAGTAAATACTCAGTCTGATTTTAAAAATGGTAAAGATTTTAAAAACATGACTCCTATAGAAAGAATGTTATTCAATATGTATAACTATGAAAACTCTTTCTTTACTAAAAATAAAAAAACTTATTCTAAATTTAGTTTAGAAGTTAATGAAGATAAAAATACAAGTTATATTTTTTCTTTACCTGTAAAAGAATATTTATTTAAAGGTAAACCAAATGCTGTTTTTTTAAAGGATTATTTTAAACTATTTCAAACTGAATTTAATATCATTAAAAATGATACTTTAGTTGATAAAATTAATAAATTTAATGTAGGAGAAGAAAGTGATAGAAAAAACAAATTTTTTAAATTTAATTTCTTATCTGATGATTTGAAAAAAGCTTTATTAAATTCTGATACTATTACAGAAGAATTAGAAAAAGAAGTTAAAAAACAATTAGCTGCAGATGCTACTAAAAAAATAAATAATTATGTTAATGTTCTTAAAAAAGAGCAAGCAACTGACTCATTACCTGAATCTTTTGCAAGTCAATCTGGTGTTGATAGTAATAAACAACCTATTTACAATGTTAATAGAGAAGAAGTTGGAAAATTTGTTTTAAATACTTTTATAAATAGTCATTCTTTATCTGATTTAATGAATGGTTCAGACATGGTAGGTCATAATTCTATATTAGACATTATAAAAAGAAATGGTGGTAAAGTAGCTTATGGACAATCTTTAGGATCTGGACATACTAATATAGCAACTATTAAAGATTACAGTATTCCTGGAATTAATTATTCTAAAGATGAAAATGGTAAAGAAAAAGGTTTAATAGATGAAGCAGGAGATGGGCAAACTTGGAGTACTCCAGGGTGGCGTATAAACACATATTTAAGGGGTATAGGTAAGTTTAGAAATGAATTAGAAAGATCTTACACAAAAGATGGAATAGGTTTATTAGATAAAGCTAGATTAGGTATAGAACTTAATTTAAAAGAATTAAATGTTATGAAAAAGCATAATGCTTTATTTAATTCATTAAAAATTGTTGGAAGAGATGCACAAAGTTATTTAAAAACATCTATAAGTACTATTAGTAGAGCAGATGTTTCTAAGCTTGCTTTTAAAGACAGACAAGAAGCTGTAAATTTATTAAGAGATATAAAAGAAATTGAAATATCAGGAGAAAATGAAGAAATATTAGATTATTTATTTACTCAATTACATGCTTTATACAAGCCTTTACCTCATAGAATAGAAATGCATAATATGTTAAATGACATGGAACTTAACAATGTTCATTTAGTTACTTATGAATCTGCTATGAAAACTGCAATTATTAATTCTGCAGATTACGCAAAAGGTGAAAAATTATCACCTATTAAAATGTCTAATAGAATTCTTAGAGAACAAGTTAATACTGATGGTTTTAAAGAAGAAATTGTTGATGGTACTCAATTATTAAATATTATATGGTCAGAGCAATCTGATGAAAAACAAGCTTTAGTTTCTAAATATAAATCTTATTTAGCTGAAAGAAGTAAAGAAGGTTTTGATATATTAAAAGGTACTATTTTTGAAGATATGCCTAATAAAAAAGACATTGTTCCTAGATATAAAGAATTATATAAAGAATTTAAAGCAAATATAGCTTCTTCTTTAGAAGATCCTTATATGGCTCAATTATTTGAATTAGATCCTAAAGGACAACCTTTATATGATAATAACTTTACAGCAGTAGTTTCTAAATTTGAATCTATGTTTTTATCTTATGTAAGTAAGCATTCATTTAAATTTAAATCTGCTGGTAGAAAATATACATTAACAGCAAATGCTGGTTACAGAGTAAAAGTTGATAAAAATGACAATGTAATACCTACAGATTCTAACAATACTCATTCTTCAGTTAGAAGATTAAAGTATGATAAAAAAACAGGTATAGCTGAAGTAATAGTATCTAAATATGCTTTTAAAGACCATTTAGAAGAAATTAAAGAAAATAATGGATTTATTCCAGAATATTTAGCTATGCAACTTGGATTTAGAATACCTACTCAAGATAATTCTTCTATAGTTAAACTAAAAATAGTTGACATGATAGATGGTGCTTATGGCAGTACTATTATAATACCTTCAGAAATTAATGAAATATCTGGATCGGATTTTGACGTTGATAGTTTGTTTGCTAAATTATTTAATTTTACTAATAAAGGTAAATTTGGAGACTATAAAAATATAAAAAGTGAAGAGTTAGCTATGCAAGCTGCTATGACTGAAATTACTGAAAGTAAACTTGTTAAAAGTAAAGTTAGAGAAGCTGTTAGAAATATTAGTGAAGACTTTAGACATTTAATGAATATTCAATCAAATACTTTAGAAGTAGATGAATTTGATGAATACATAAAAGAAATGGCTTTAAAAAATGGTAAAATAGAAGCAGCTATAGATTCAGTTTATGCTGATTTAGGTATTTTAACTATACCAATGTTTAAAGAAAGTGATTATTTTGATAAATTTATTGCAGTAAGAAAAGGTGATAATTACGGAACTAGTTTAACTAGAGAAGAACTTGATAATAATATATTAGAAGCTCAAATGGAATTAGCCTTTAATGACCACGCTACAGAAACTTCAGAAAGAGAGCCTATACTAGAAACTTATAAATTTTTAGAAGAACAAGGTATAACACTAAAAGATAATGTTAGTGGTGCTCATGACCCTGCTTCACAATATCAAGCTCATAAAGCTAATTATGCAGGAAGTGGAGGTATAGGGCCTATGGCTTTATTTAACATTGCTTTTCAATATATGAGAGCTAATGATTCTAAATTTACTACTAAAGTAAAAGAAATTGAAGATGTAGATGGTATTGATGTTATAAAAGTTGTAGAAAAACCTTTAGAAGTATATCCAGGTTTTTCATCTTTTAATACTGATATGGCAGGAAAGCATAGAGTAAATAAATTAATCTCTGCTTTTATAACTGCATTTACAGATAATGCAAAACATCTTGATTCTGAAAAATTAGGTATTAATAAAAACTTAATTACACATATAGCTACTGTATTTTCTTCAGGAGTTCCTTTAAATGAAGCAGTACCTTTCTTTTTGCAAGATTCTATACAAATTTGGAAAGATATAAAAGCTAATAAAAGTTATATTACTGATGAAGACATTAAAAAAGGTTTAATGGAAAAAGCAAAAGCTAATGGTTTTAGTAAATCTGATTTAGAAATTGCTTTTGGTTCTAAAATTAAATATAAAGTAAATAAAGAAAATATATTAGCTAATTTAAAATTTCAAGAAGACAATTATGCTAGAGTAGAAGACTCAATAGAAATAAACAAAAGATTTATAAGCCCAGAATTAAAAAGATGGGTAGACATAAATTTACAATCTTATGAATACTTTAAAAATACTGATAAAATTGCAAATGAAATTTTCCATTTTACTAGAGTATTATCTTTAGTAAAAGGAGTTAAAAAATCTACTGCTAATGTTCAAAGCATACTTGATAGTACTAAAAAATTAGGAGTTGGATTTAATTCTGGTTATAAGGTTGTTAGTAACTTAGATAAAGTTATGACAGCTACTAATTGGTTTTCAATTATAAATAAAAATAAAAATATAGAAAGAAGTTTACTTAACTTAAAAGAATTAGATAGAGATATATTAAAAGAATTTTTAATATCCCATTCTATAGGAGGTAAAGATTTATTAGAGTCTTTAATAATAAATAACAAATCAAATAGATTTACTAAAGAAGACGATTTTAAAACAGTATTGGGAGAGTTTAGTAGTTTTATACAATTAAAAGCTTACATGCATAAAGGTAAAAATAAAATTAAATATGATTTCAACGATGATATTTTTAATAGAGAATTTTATGATACTTTAAATGACTTAAAAGCTGAAGCTAAAGCTGGTGATACAATTTTACAAGAAAATAAATTATTACAACAACTTAGACAAAGAAATTACAAATTTAAAGATAAATCTGATTTTGCAGGTCTTTTATTAACTTGGGGTGAAATGAACACTAATACAAAAAAAGATGCGGATGATACTACAGAGCTATTAGATGGTTTTTCTGAATTACATGAATCATCTAATCCTAAAGCAAAAAAACTAGCTAAATTAATATTTAAGCAAGTTGCTATAAAAGATAATTTTAAATTTAAATCTAACAGTCTTATTAGACTAATATCTTTACGTTATTTAAAACCTAATTTAATAGATTTATTACCAGAAATAAAAGAAGCTTTAAATTCAGGAACACCTGCTAAATATGATGCTTTATTTGGAATGGATTTAGGACAACTTAGAGATGATTTTATTAAATCTTATTCAAGAAATACTGTTAATTACAAAAATGTTAGAACTTTAAATAACAATCAATTAAAATCATTATTAGGAGCTACTAATGAAGAAGGATATGTTAGATCAGGATTTGATGCAGACAATCTTCCTACATATCAAACAGTTAATGATCCTTTTAATAATAATTTAGTTTCTTATTACAAAGGTAAAGACGGTATTGAAAGATTGTATTTTAACTCTGAAATAAATAAAAAAATTGGAAAAAATATGGAATCTTTAGCTAAGAGTAAATTATTTGATCTGGATATGAATTGGGAAACTGGTTATAATAGATTAACTTTTCCTAGAGTAATAAGAGTTGCACAAGAGTATTACCAATTAGAAGGATTTACTAGAGAAAAAATAAACAAAGGTTCTAAAGCTTCTTATGTTAAAGTAAACAGAATAGGTAATTATCTTATGAGTCCTTATGCTTTCACTATAGATCAGTGGGATGAATTAAAAGAAAGTCAAGCTGATAAATCTACTACAGTTGAAGTAGATGAAATTCCT